CAACCGCTTGGCGTAAATCTCCACCACGCGCGCCAGCTTGCTGATGCCCACCACCCGGTTCGTTGGGACGTAGGCCACCCACGCCCGGCCGAGGATGGGCGCCATGTGATGTTCGCAATGGCTTTCCAAAGCACCCTAGCAACCATTGATTTTATTGATATTTCCGCGTCAACACGCAGGCAAAGTTACGCAATTGTTACGCATGGAGTTGCCCGCCACCCGGTGCGTAGACAACAAAAAAAGCCCCCAGGACACCCGCATCGCTGCGGAGCCTGGGGGCTTTAGTTTGGGAGGAAACGCCCAAGGAGGCCTCCGCGGCGATGGTGATCGCCGCGAAGATCGTGCGGCCGCGACTGGCGGCCGAAACTCTATGTGTCCGTCTTAGCGGCTACCGCGACCGCCATCTTGTCGAGCTTGTCGTCGATCTTGGTCAGACGGTTGTCGATCCGATCCATCGCGGAATTGACGCTGTCCCGACGCGCGAACGTTTCGAGCGCCCATTGCCGTGTCGTCTGTAGCTCGGCCTGGGTCTGTTCGGCACGCTGACGCATCGCCGTGACCGTCTCGCCGAACTCGCGCCGCACGCTGTCCGCTCGATCCACCGCCGCCCGCTCGACGACGTCCAGCGCCTTAGCGACATCGGTCCTGTGGTCCGTGATTTTCTCAGTGATCCGCGCCTCCATCTCCGCAAACTTGTACGTCCCGCCGATGGCGAGAAGCAGCGTTTGCAAGACGAAGCCGGCCACGCCGAGCCCGATCATGATCCAGTGATACCACTCCATTGAGGCTGGTCTTTCCTGGTCAGCGGCGAATGATACGCGCGACGTTCTCGAAGCCGCGCTTGCCGAAATAGAACATCACGACGGTGTTCGTGATGCTCGCGATCCAGCCTTTCGGTTCAGGCGTCGAGCCGAGCCCCAGGCAGATGTCCCAGACCAACACCTTCAAGACGATGAAGGCGACGGCGTAGCCGATCAGTTTGTCGGGCTCGTACCACTTGCCGATTTCGGCGATGCGGATCGCCTTCTGCGCCTCGATCTCGCGTGCCTGCACGTCCAACTCGCGGCCGGCGAGATCGGCCGCGATCTTGTCGGCATCGTTGCCGGCGGCGAGCTTGGCCTTGTAGCCGTCGATGATCCCGGTGATGACGGGACCGCCGAGGAAGGATGCGAGCCAGGACAGGATGGCGGTCATGTCCGCCACCCGTGGTGTTTGGCCAGCCCGTACACTCCCTCCACCAGCGCCATGAGGACAAACCCCACGACGGCCGCGACGTCGGGATCGTTGGCGATCATGTCGGCCACGGACTGCGGCATGATTGCCCGGAGCGCCAGATACCCGGCGATGTACCGGACCAGAATGCGTGCGATCGGACCGATCATGAGCTTGCCTTTCCGAAGATGCGCGCGAGCGCGGTGAACAACGCCGACCAGATGGACGACGCGGGGGCGGGTTGAGGTGTGGCCGGCGGCGGGACAGGCGCGGGCTTCGACGGCACGGTCGGCTCGCTCTCAGCCTTCGCGAGGATCGGCACGATGCGCGCAAGCTGCGCCTGCCGGTCCGCGAGGCCGTTCGTCCCGCCGTTCCACAGCTTGACGCAGGCGGTAAAGTCGCCTGCGTCGGCCTTTGCCGAGAGGTTCTTCCACTTCCAAAACGCCGCGCAGATAGCGGGCTGCAAGTCGGGATCGGAGGCACGCTCGGGCACGGAGAGGAGATCGACGCCGATGCGCGTGCCGACTTGCAAGTAACCGTCCCGGCCGGTGACCTGCGGGCCACCGCGGCCGATGAACTGCGAGCCGTCATTGGTGCCCGGCCGGTTGCCCATCCGGTTGCCGTAGATGTCGTCGAAGGCTTTGCGCTGCCAGCCGGGCGCGGTGCCGTACTTGCGCTGGACGTCGGCCGCCGACTTGAAACGGTTCGGCCATACCGCAGCCATGCGGGTTGCGGTGTAGTTGATGTTCTCGGTGAGGTTCTTAATCGTGAACCCCGCCGTTTCGTGGTGGACGTTCGCCAGCATGTAGGCGAGGCGCTGCCGGGTCTGGCAGACCTCGGCGAGGACGTCTTGATGCGTGACGAAAGCCGCTATGATAGCGTCCGGCGCCTTCGGAAAGACAGCGCGAAGCGTCACCGCGTTGAGGCGGACGGTCATAACCATGTTCCTTGTAGGTGCGGCCCGACCGTCGCTACCGCGACAAGATCGCGACCATGATCGCGAGCGAGGACGCGGCAACCGCGACCATCGCCAGGATGGGAAGCCAGTCGAGACAGCGCGACGCCGCCGAAGGCTTCTCGATGTCGGGGATCGGCCGATAGACCATCGGCTGCGGCTTCAACTGCCCGACCACCGGACCAAGGTCCGGCTCCATCGGGCGGGTCTTCATAGCGCGGCGACGTAAGCCACGACGCGCGAGCGCGGGTACACACCGACGCCGACGACGCGGTTATGGTTGCCTGAGATCACGATGGGGTCACCGTGGCGGGTAAACCCTTTCACAACACCGACGTGCCCGGCCTGCGGGCCGCCACGGCGCGATAAAACGACGATAGCCCCTACCCTAGGCCCAACCCTCGGCAAAGCCGCCCAGGCGCGCGCTAGATTGGGATTACGGACATGCGCCGCGGCACGCGGCGCGATCATCGCCATGAAGCGCCCGCACCACACCCGAGCCCACCCGGTCGGGTTGGTGCCGATGTAGCGCGCCGCTCGCGCGACGAGTGATCCACCGTCCAACGCAGCGCCATGCCCAACCGGGTGCCGGCGGGCCGTCTTGACCCGCTTGGCGTGCTTGACGTGAGCGCGGTGATGATGATGGGGCTTCGCGGCCGGCGCCTGAAACTCCCAAGGCCAGACGAAGCCCCGATCACGAGCCGCGGCCGGTGCGGTGAAAAGCGCAAGCGCAAGCGCCGCGCAAAGTGCTGCACGCATAAAAGTCTCCTCGGTTTTTGTGTTGTGGCGCGCCGCTACTTTTGTGGCGCGAAGATATGCTCAGCGCCGAAGTCGGACGGCTCATACGACTTCGAGCCAGCGCCGGGCTTTCGTTTGTCTTTGCCCGCCTCGCCTTGCGGCAATTTCAATTCGAGCTTCGTGGTCCAGCCGGACCGCGAGTAGTTGTGATCGACGCCCTCGATCCGATACGCGCCGTCGATGCCGGGGCGCGCGCCGACCAGAAGGAAGGTGCCGCCTGGTCGTGCGGCCGCATTGCCGTCGATCTCGGCCGAGCCGCCGCCCTTCTCGCGCTCCGCGTCCTTCGCGCCGTTGGTCGCTGATCCCTTGCTCTCGCCTTCGTCGGCCCGCGAGTAGCGGTCGCCAAAGATGGCCTGTGCGCCCTGGTCGAGGATTTCGACCTCGGTTTCCTTCCACTTCGCGGCCTTGCGGTCATAGTAGCGAGCGCGGGACTTCTTGTGCCGCTTGCGGCCGAGCGTCGGGCTGATGTCCCAGGAGATGAGATTGTCGCCCCACGCGCCCGTCACAGTGCCCATAGCGAGGCCGGAAGCGGAGCCGCCATCCTTTACCGCCAGGATCGCCTCGGTGCCCCGGACCTTAAACACGCCGCCAAGCTCGTGCGCGACGCGCTCCCCGAAGTGCAGAAAGCTCTCGTCGTTGAGGCCCCACCACTCCCGCGTCTCGGAGGCAAACTTCGGATCGACCTTGATGCTGGTGATACCGGCGGCCTTGCCGGTTTCCTCCAACGCCTGCTTGACCGTTTTATTGTCCATGTGCCGCTGTTGCGGCTGCTTGGCTTTGCCTTCGGTGTCCACTCCCTTGGCGCTGATCGTCAACTCACGACCACCGCCGCGCGTCCCGCGCGAGCGGACCTCGTCAACGGTGCCGACGAACACGCTGATCGCACCGAAGCCTTCCCACCCCAGAAGGATCGACATCGGCGCGCCGGTCTGCGGGAGCAGGATGTAGCCGTCGCGATCATCGACGGTGATCTCGGCGCTGTCGGAATGCGTCCCCTCCTTGTCGGAGATACGGATCGACGTCGAGAGCGGATTGAACCGGGACGAGATGTCCTGCCCAGCGACGATGATCTGGTAAAACGCTCGCTTCGCCATCGGCTCAATCCCACAGCGACACGACGTGTTGCGTCTCGGCTACCGGCGGCGGCTCGATGGGGATCGTCACCGCTGTGCCGACCGGCAACTCGAAGCCGCAATGTTCAAGGTGTTGGTTCACGTCGAGCGCCATCAGGCGCTCGAACAGACCGGGCATCGGTCGGCGGAACCGTTGCCAAAGGATCAGGTCAACGGACTGGCCTTCCGATTTGACCGTGACCGTCTCGTAGGTGATCGCGGCCATCACCGCCTCCGTCAAAGCATCCCGGCGAGGATCGAGAAGATCGAGCCCGAGCCCGGTGCGTCGTCGCGCTTGAGCGACACATCGACCTCGATCACCTGACCGACGCCGTTGCGGTCCAGATAAGACGACCGCTCGCTGACCTTCTCGATGACGTACCAGCCGAGCGGTACGCCGTCGCCACGCATGAACGGCATGGGTTGGCCTGACGCTTGCTGATCGAGCAGAGCGTCGAGCGTCGATAGCCCGCCGAACTTCGACGGGAACAACTTGCATTTCAGTTCGCGGCTGTCCGGGCCGAGGCCGACGAACTCAAGCGGCGGCCGTCGTCCCATCACGGACTTCTCTGCAAACGAGGCCTCGCTGTCATGCGAGGCCTCGGTCATGTTGAACGGCCAGACTTCCATCTGGACCGATCCGAGTTGTGCAAGCACGGTTCAACCTCACGTAAAGCGCAAGCCGGTGTCCGCCTGCAAGCCGCGGACGGCCTGTTCGATCCTTCGCTCAAGATGGTCGCCGATCCGCTCGATAACCTCGCGCGGATCACTCACGCCGCTGATGCTGAACGTGTTGTTCATCGTCACCGTAACAGGCGATCCAGCGTTCGCGTGGATGCGCCCGCTCGTCGAAGGCGTGAAGATTTCGGGACGCTTCTCGCCGACGAGATAGCTGCGGCCCGCCGTCACCGGGCCGCCGCCGGCACGGCTCCCGCTGATCCGCGGTTTCCACCGCTGCCCCGGCGGTTTCGGCGCCATCGGGTCAGGGCCGGCGGTAGAGCCGCCGCCACTCCCCATGTTGCGGATCGCTTGCCCAAGGCTCACCGCGGCCTGCCACGCGCTCTTGAGCCAGCCGACGAACGTGCCAATCGCGGAGATCGCGGCGTTGATCCCCGCCGCCACCGTGCCGCCGATGGTGCGACCGAACGCGGCCCACTCCTCGTTCGACGCCTTGATCGGCCCGACCAGTCCCGAGAACCAAGTGAAGATGTTGTGCGCCATGTCGGCGATGGGCTGCAACAGACCCGGCAGCGGACCAAGGCCAGCCATGAAGCCTTCGGCGATCCCGCCGAACATCGCCTTGATGCCAGACCAGTTGTTGTAGATGGCGACGCCGGCCGCGGCGATGGCCGCGACCGCAGCCCCTACCGGCGTGATAACCGCAAGGCCGATGAACGCGGCGCGCAGCGCCGCCAGCGGGCTCAACATGGCGAGGATCGGCGCAACGGTCAGTCGAGCAAGGAAGCCGACGACAGCAAGCCCACCGCGCGCCATCATCAAGAGGCCGCTGTAAGCAAGCCCGCCAGCGAACGCCACGCCGAGCGCCGCGATACGCAGTCCGATCAAACCAGCCGTCACCGCCACAATGGACGCCGCGAGCTTCGGGTTCGCTTCGACCCAAGCCTCGATCCGCCGGACGATAGGGCCGAGCGCATCGGTGATTGCGGTCAATCCAGGGAGCAAGGCGTTGCCGAGACTGATGCGGAGGTTTTCGAGGCCAACGGTGAACCGCTTAAGCTTTTCCTCCGATGTCTCTAGACGCCGCTGGAAGTTGCGCTCGGTGTACCCCTGTGCATCAAGCGCAGCCTGCCTAATCTCCTGGTAACGCTTCATCCCCTCCCACATCGGGCGGATGAACTCCAAGACCTGCTTGTCGCCGAAGATTTGCGAGATCAGGTCGGCGTCACCTTTCGTCGCCTTTCGGAGGACGTTCAAGATATGCTCGATGGGTGACAGACCCTTCTCGCGCGCAAACTTGAGTTCCCGCGTGACGTCTATTCCGAACTTTTTGAAGTTCTTGATCGTCTCCTTGAGGGTGAGCTTCTGAAAGAAGTTCATCATATTGTTGGCGGCGGCCTCGCCGTCCTGCGCGCCGGTTCGTGCAACCTGCAACGCGGCAGCGAGGTCGGCGACCGCTGGCACGCCATGCTCGCCGAAGAACTGCGCCGTGGCCGTGATCTGCGAGAAGGACTTCGCCATGTCCTTCAACTCGAAGCCGCCTTGCTGACCGGCCATCGCCATCGCGTCGATGGCGCGCTCGACCTCGTTCGCTGGCGTCTTGAGGTTGAAGAAGATCGCGTGTGCCGACTTCGCCATTTCCTCGAAGTTGGCGCGGAACGCCGTCGTCGCCTTTCCGATGGCGGGCGCCATCGCTAGAGCGTTATCGACGTTCTCTTGATCGGTCTTGCCGCCCAGGCCCATGCCGACCAAGAAGTCGATGCCCTTGGCAACGCTGAGCGCACCCTGGTTGGTCTGGCGACCGATCTCGCGGATACGCTTACCGACCGCGGTAAGCCGCTCGCCCGACATGTCGGCTTTCTGCCCGAGGTCTTCGAGGACCGTCTCGAAGTCCATCGCCGTCTTAAACGTCGGCGACAAGGCGCGCTCAAGCGCCCACGCACCGGCTGCGGCCTCGAACATACGGCCGCGCATCGCCGCCAGCTTGGCGTTGTTTGCCTCAAGCGCAGCCCCGAGGCGCATCTGCGTCGCAGCGAAGCCCGTGGACATGCCACGGGCTGCGGTTTGGATCGTCCGCAGCCCGGCCACGGCAACGCGCGCCGGCCCCGATACTCCGTCGATAAGACGGATCAGGAGTTGAGAAGTCAGTGTTGCCACAGCACCACCTTAATGTGCGGCCTTGAAGATGCGCGCGGCCTCGTCGTGCCACGCACAAATCTCGCGCCACTCCATCTCCAAGAGCATCGGGATCGGCGTCGATAGGACGTGCGCCACGTCGGCGATCACTGACCGCCAGCCTGCCGCACCTTCGAGGGAAAAAAATCGTTTGCCGCCTCGGAGAGGTCGATCAAGTCCTCGGCGTCGATCTCGTCCAGCGCATCGACAGGCAGATCGTTGATGGACGCAAGCAGCGCGAGCATCAACGCCGTCTCGCCGCCGCCCTTCGCTGACACCTCCTCGATGAGGCGCATTTCCTTGCCGCGTGTCCGGCGTAGTTTCAGCGCCGAGATCGTGACGGGCTTTCCGTCCGCTGGCGTGTACGTGATCGGAAATTTGAGAGGGAACGACTTCTCGGTGACTTGGGCTGCGCCCTGTTTCACTTCGTCGGTCATTGGAGGCACTCCTTGCTGTTCGTTTATTGTCGTTCCGCCGGCCGGGCGTTACCGGCCGGCGGTGATGGCACGATCAGATCGTGCGCGGGATGCGGAGGATCGCGTTGGTCGTGGCGTTCTCGTCGGTGCCGTTGACACGCCACGCATTGGTCCAGAAGTCCCAGAAGATTTTCTCCTGACCGTCGAAATAGACCTCGTAGTGCGTGATCTCGTTGATGGCGTAATCGGTCGCCGGCAGATCGCCGCGCTTGTATGCGTCGGCCTCGATCTTGCCGAGGCGACCTTCCATCACGGCGCGCAGTTCGGTGGATTTTCCGGTGCGGCGGTCCTTGATCTCGCCATAGGCCGTGTAAAGGTTCTTCACCTTCGAGCCGAGGCCGAACTGGATCAGAAGCGCCGGGTCGAACCCGACCAGCTTGAACGTCGGCTCAAGCTTCTTGATGCCGACCTCGATCTCGATGCCGACGCGCGAACCGCCGGGCTGGTGATCCTGATAATCAGCCTCAAGCGTCGGCAGCTTGAGTTCCTGGATCGAAAGGTGCTTCGAGTTGGACGGGTCGTGCGAGCCGCAAAACAGGTTCGCGGCCTCAATGATAAAGAGCGACATCGCGTCGATCTCCTATTGGATGGAAGGTGGGAACGGCGCCGGCCGAAGCCGGCGCCGCGTCGATCAGGCCGCGACGTCGATCTGCGCGAGCAGATCGTCGAGCAGAATGTCGAGGGCAGCGCGATACCGCGACGAGCGGATGCCCAGGTAGCGCAGCACGGGCGGTTCCTCGGCGGCGAAGTCCACGACGAACTTGCCCAAGCGAAGCTGCTCGGGACTGTTCTGGTCGCGCGTGAAGCCGACCTTGTAATCGAGGATGTCGCCGTCCGCCTTGATGTCGCGCAGCGCGAACCGCATCGTGTCCAAGATGTCCTGGACCGTGCCATAGTCGATGTTGCGCGTCCCAAGGAAGCCGCGAAGCGTCCGCAGGAACATCAGGTGGATGAAGTCCCGGCCGCGCACGACGTGATAGAACTGCCACAGCGTGTCCTCGGCGCAGGTGTCCGTCCCGATGTAGACGAAGCCGCCCGAAGCGATGGCCGTCTCCACGCCCATCTCGCCGCGCACGATGATGCCGGCGTTCTGCGCGATAAGCGCCTGCCCCTCCGTCGCGCCATCGGTGAGCGAGAAGTCGATGGGACGGCTCGGCCCGACGATCCCCTGCACCGGCTGGTTCGCCCACGAGTGGAACGGTCGGCCGCCGAACTGATGGTCGCGGCGGACCGCGATGCCGATCACGCGCGGCGACGCCGGCTTCACGGTCGCATCGACGCCGACCTTCACGGCGGTTTCGACCGGGATCAGCCGCTCGCTTTGGATCGTCTCGCGCCAGTCGGTGTAGTCCTGTTGCGTCGTGGCGGGGCCATCGACCACAGCCACCGCGAGGAGCTTGTTCAACACCGCCGGCAAGGCGGCGCACACCGGGTTCGCGAGCGTCTCGACGACGGCCGTTGCGGTCGGAAGAACCTTGTTCTCGTCGTCGCCGCCACCGCTGAACGTCACGACCAGCGTGTCGGTGAGGTTCTTGCCGGCGGTCAGGATCGTCAGGCCGACGACCTTGTCCGCGTCGTCTCCGGTCCCCATCACCGCCTCGGCGGTCGGCAACTCCTTGTCGGGATCGGTGCCGCCGCCGGTGAACCCGACAGTCGGTGCCTCGGTCATATCCGAGCCCTGGGTGCCGAGCGTCAGTGTGGCGAGGCCCTTGTCCTGTTGCGACGTGAGGCCCGGAACGGCGATCAGGCGCGGGATCACGCCGAGCAGCGGGCCGGACGAGGCCAACGCCCAGATGCCAGTTTTTGCCGCCTGCGATCCGACTGCGTTCGCGATGGCCGCGTCGGTATCATCGCCGGGCTCTATCCGCACCACGACGACGCGCGCCGCAACCTGGAACTCGCCGAGTTGATCGTTGATGCCGGCGATGGCGTCGGGCAGCGACCCGTCCTCGCCGAGCGCGGTCAACGCCGCAGCGTCGTCGCTGTAGATCGCGACCGGCGTGTTGAGCGGAAAGGTCTGCGCGTTGGCGCTCGGCGCCGTGCCGACCAGACCGACCACCGACATATCGCTGACGATGGCGGGGCGCGGCTCGTTATCGACGCGCGTGATGGAAATTCCGAACGTGGGATCGGACATTGTCTCTTGCTCCAAAAGAAAAGGCCGCCCGAAGGCGGCCGGCTGGTGGGTCGGTGTTTACCGGCGGCCTTACGGCCACCGACTATTGTCGGCATAGTCGTCCGGGATCGGGTCCATCGCCTGGATCACGAAGCTTGCGGTCCAGATCGGTTGTCGGAACGCGCCGGCAGCAACCAGGATCGCCTGCCACTCCATCGCCGTAACCACCACCGGTCCGGTATCGGTCACGATGGCGATGGTCGAGGTTGTGTCGCCCGCAGCGACATAGGCGTTTGCGAGGTCCGTAACCTCACGCCATCCGATCATATCCTGATCGGTGGTGCCGATGCGGTGTACGCCGCGATCATCACCGAAGTCATAATTGAAGCCAGCGGCGAGGCGGCGCGCACGCTCCGCGATGACATCCCGCTCGGAGATCGGCACCAGGACTGGTGTTGCAACGACATCGTTGCCGACGCGGGCAATAGTGATGTCGCTTACAGATCGCCCGGTAGGCACATCGACAGACAACCGATAGAGGCCGATTGCCGCAAGCTCGGGTGCTGACCATAGCTCCATGATCTGCCACGGGTGCGTGACGTTGCCAACAACGATGCTTTGCCCCGGCATAAGCCGTACAAAAACGTCTTGCTGAGTTTCTTGCGCGTAGAAGATCATGTCATGCCACCGTTATAACTGCTTTACCGTTGCCCCCGCCGTTACCCCAGGCCTGCGACGTGTCTGGCGACCCACCGCCACCGCCAGCACCAACGAATACTGAGATCACATCGCCTAGTGCGGGCGCCCCAGGCGCGCCGTAGGTGTACGTCCTGCCGCAATAACCGCCACCGCCACCACCGCCGCCGCCTCGGCCGTTAATTCCACTGTAATCCCCCCCCTTGCCGCCAGAGCCAGGGCCGCCGTTTGCCGCCGGCCCACCAGGACCGCCAGTTGCGTTGGTTCCCGTGCCGCCAGCCGCGCCGGTTGCGCCGGAAAGATTGGTGTCACCGCCAGAGGCCCCGCCCCCCCCGCCGCCGATGGAGCCGGTAGAATTAGTATTCTGTCCGCCGGCCCCGCCACCGGCCACCAACGCCAAAGCACTGATTTGAGTGTTCTGTCCAACCCCGCCAGCACCGACATTGGCAGCAATCCTCGATGCGCCAGCACCACCGCCACCAGCGCCGTACAAGCTGATGGTGAGTGTGTTGTATTCCGGCACCGTGAAATTGTATGTGCCGGGTGAAGCGTAGGTGGTCGTACTAGGAATAACGACGCGGGACGAACCAACGATAACGGGCGTGATGCCGGGGATGCCGACATCGCGCGGGCGAATAATCGCGGGCGTGTAGAGGCGGCGCGAGCGAAGCGGTCGGTGCGCGTTAGATGTGGTCAGGTGTCGCTCGGGTATGGCGAGCTTGCGAGATGGGATGCTCATTTTGCTGCGTAAGCCGCCTTGCCGCCCGAATAACAGATCGACCAATTCGTGCCATCGTCATACGCAAGCTGGCCCGAAATGTAGTTCGCTTGATAACTACCCGTGTTAAATGTCGGCGTCGTGCCGCCGATGGGTATCCATCCGCTAGAAAACGACATGGTTTTTCCACCAGCTTCGTCCTGCACAAACCAGATGCCGAACGACTGCCCAGGCTTCAATCCGGTCGGCGCTCCAAGCGTGGTGTTGCCGTTGAGCGCGAGCACGTAGTTCAGGTGCTGCGAAAAATCGAGATTGATCGTGCCGCTCACATTGTCAATCCGGTACGGCGCTGCTGCATCCCACAGCGCATCGGCGCGGATGATCTTCGCAACCCCGGCGCAGATATTCGCCGCGCTCGCGTACATCGACGACGCGATCTTCGCGAGAACCTGTCCAGGCGTGGACCAATCCCACTCGATCTCATCGTCGGTGACGACGCGTCCGGCTGAGAGGCCATCGCTCGCCGTCTTGACGAGGTAGTTGGCGTCGTTCGGTGCTTTCGCTTCCACGCCGCTGCCTAGGGCGCCAAGCGCCTCGGCGACCGAGATCGTGCCGCTGCCTGTATCGTAGGCGATGTCGGTCGCGACATTCGCAGGACGGAGCGCCGCGACCTCCCACGTCGCGTTGCTTGTCGCAGGCAGCGTTGGCGGCGCGATGTTGGTCGAGCCATCGGCGGCGATGTTGATCCAGAGGCAACCCTGGTCGGTGACCATGTCGTCTTTGGCGTAGGCCGTAGCGGCGTTGTAGCCGCCCGGCCGATAGGTTGCGCCACGGTCGCCCTTATCGCCTTTCTGGCCTTTGCGACCAGCGGTGTAGAACCGCCAGTCGGTGAAGGTGCCCTCACCCGCAGAATTGTCCACGTCGATGACGAGTGCGCCGGTCGTCTGCGAGTAGGACACCAGCGCGCCCGTCATCCACGCGCTGCCGTCCGCGATGCGGCGGGCCAGCACATAGCCGCCGACCGCGAACGTGTTCCGCGCCGACGCCTCGACGAAGAACGTCTTGGTGCCAGCCCCAATCTCAACCGACGTGACCGACGTTGCCGAGAACAGGTTCGGGATCGACGCGATCCGATCCTGGGTCTGGATGACTAGCGGCGTGATCGAGTTGTTGATCCGCTCAAGCGCAAGGCTCTCCATCCGGTTCGCGACCGCATCGAGGTTCTTGAGCTTGTCCTCGTTCAACCCGATGCGGATGTCGAGGTCTTCGAGAATGGTGTTCCAAAACTCGGCGTCCCCGAGATTGTCGCCGCGTTTGATGCGGTAAGCGTCGATGCGGCGCATGTCGGCTAAACCTTCTCGATGCTGGAAATTGCGTCGCCGAGTTGCTCCACAACTCGGCCCTTCACGATGTAGCCGTGGCGCGGCTTGAACCGCACGCCGGCCGCGGTCACGACCTTCTTGATCTTCACCCGATACTGCGCGTCGGGCACGACGGATTGCGCCGCGCCCGGCTCGGGCGCGGCTTGTGGTTTCTTCGCCATCACTTTCTCCTAGTTGGGACTACGGCGCGTAGTGGACGCGCTCGGCGACGTGGAACGTGTTGCCGGCGCTGTTCGTGGAACCCTTCGCCTCGATGCGGAAGCTCTCGGTGGCATCGTCGAGGTTGAAGGTGTAGGTCCGCATGATCCGCTTGTCGGCCGCGTTGAGAACGATCTCCTCGGTCACGTCGGGCGTCTCCCAAGCGCCTCCGACGCGCAGCCGGCAGTCGAAGTCGTGCGGCGTGTCGTCGAAGTCCTCAAGGGTGAACTTCACCACGATGGTGTCGGCCGCGGCCCCCAACGTCTGCTCGGTCGAGATATGCGTGAAGGCCGTCTTTGGTCGAGACAACCGCCACTCGGAGCCGGTCAGCATCAGACCCGGCATGATGTCCTTCGTGCCGACGAAGCGAGCCCGGAACCGACACAGCGGCGGCGTCGAGTTGAACGCGGTCAGATCGTCCACGGTCAGCGGCACCCATGCACCCGATCCGCCGGGCTGGACCTCAAACACGAGCTTCGTCGAAGCCGGCACCACCGACCCTGCAAGAAGGTCGATATTGCGGATACCGCCGTCCAGGTTGAGCGCGTCAAGCTCGACCGTGACCTGCGGGGCGATGAAGCGCGCGCCCCACAATTCGAGCAGCAAGTCTTTGGTCAGATCGCCTTGGAAGTAGGCGCCGTCCGTCGAATAGAAGAACGTGCCGTCCAGGTAGTTCTCTCCCGACGCCATGCCGATGCGATGGTTCGCATTGCTGGTCAGCACCACCGCGTAACGCTTCCCGGCCTTCAAGAAGGTCGGCACCACCTCGACGCGGGTCCAGTCGCCCTCGACAAGCGAGGCGTGATCCACGGTTTGATGCAGGATCACCTTGTCGAGATCGGGAACGCCGTTCGTGACCTCGCAGAGCGTGAGGAACACGTTCTCGTTCGCCGCCTTCGCGGTCACGAAGAAGCCAATCCTGGACAGCCAGAAGTCGTTACCGGCGAGGAAGGTCTGTGCGACCTGCGCGCCGGTGATGGTGTGCTCCTGGACGACATAGTCCCAATAAGGCTCGTCGTAGGTGTCCACCCAGACCTGACGCAGGCGCATGATCTCATGGCCGACGCCAAGGTTCTGCTCAAGACCGACAAGCTGGAAGCTCTCGCCGTCCTTCGTGAAGGTTCCGGTCGTGCTGTCGAACGTCCCGTCTTTCCACCATTGCGCGTTCGTGCAGACGGTGAAGATCGAGCCGTAACGAAGCCGCTCGCGCGACATCAGGCGCTGGACCAAATTGAAGGTCTGGAAGCCGTATTGCGCGATGCCGATGTCCGAGTGATAGGTCAGGATCGCCATACGGAGCGCATGATCGAACTTCGGCAACAGCAGGCCGGACGTGACCTTGGCGTTCGGGTCGTTGGCCGAGAAGATGTCGAGTTCGCCGACGTCCTCGTTGGCGGCCGGGAACCGGATGCCCTCCTGCACGAGCGCGTCGAAGCCGAGCGCGGCCGTGTTGTCCACGTCGCTCTCAGTCGTCGTCAGGAAGTGGTCGGCGCCGTAATCCGACGCATCATCCGGCACGGCGAGCAAGTCCTTCACCCGCGCCATGTCGATGTAGAGGTTCGACAAGTCCTTCGCGGGCGCGCGGGTATGCACCTCGTTCGCCAGCGCGGCAAGATCGGCCGCGAGCGAGGAGACGCGCGGCTCGATGGCCGCGCGGAACGCCTCTTGCACCTTAACCCGCTGGTCGAGAAGCTCGGTCGAGGCCACCGCGTTCTGCGTCTGCATCGTGACCGACAAGACCTGGATCGTATCGACCAGGATGTAGGCGATCACCGCGTGGGCACCGGAGATGGCCGGCGGCTGCGGATCGGCGCTCTCGGCGCCCGGTGTGAACACGATGACGGCATCACGCGACCGCGACATCGCAACGCTGTCCGGCTCGGTCGTTCCCGTCTCGACGTTCCGAAGGAAGTCGCGCTCGGTGACGTCGGTATCGTTCTCCTGACCGTAGACCGACACCGCGACGATGCGCTGCGAGGCCGCCGCGAGATACGCGGTAAGGCTCTGCGTTAGCGACGAGGCGCGGTTAAAGACCGCGCCGCCCGCCTGATACAGGCGCCCCGACGCAACCGACACCTCGGCCTGCGCCGACTTGACCACCGCGAAGCCCGCGTAGCGGTTCGACTTGGTCACGACGTCATCGACGATGTGGTCGATGGACGTGCGGGCGTAAGCCTGGATGTTGTTGTGGTCCGAGGCTTGCTGCTCCTGAAAGTCACGGAAATAGACGAGCTTCTCCACGGTGTGGGTTCCTTCTCGAAGGTGCAAAAGATGGGAGCGCCGCGGCTACGCGGCCGGGCGCCCGACGATGAACGTGTCGATCCCGGCTCGGAACAACTGCCCCGCAATGATCTGCGGCCGGGCCGGGTATCGGATCAGGATGTTGTCGGACGCGCGCTTCGACGCGATCAGCGCGCGGCGAACGTTGAGCACTCGGCTGGCGTCGTGCGGAAGCCAGAACCGCCGCCGGCTCGCCACGATGCCCTCGCCTGCCGCCCAGACCGGGCGCTTACCCGGCATCGAGACTTGGAGGTGCGCGGTGTGCGCCGGGAAGCCGTAGCGCCCCACGCCCATGAACTGGATCGAGGGGCGGCGTGAAACATGGCTCTCGTCGCTGACCGCGAAGCGCCAGAAGATGCGGAGCGGTGCCGACGTTGGCCGGAAGAAACCGCCACGCACGAACAGGCCGCAGAACACGCCGCGATCAACCTCACCTGCCACCTTGACGCGCTCGGGCTCCGACGTGACCGCCTCGAATTGCGGTCCGACCGGACTACGCCACGGCATCCGCGCCGCTGGCGCGATAGTGACGATCCGCTGCGCCGCGCTGCTCGGCTGGAAGAACTGGCCACCGTTACTCGGGAGGCCGGAAAAGACACGCTCGCCGGCCGCGCCCTTGATGTGCAGCCGGAAATAACTGCCGAAGTCACTGACGCGCGTGTCGGTTTCGGTGTCGCCAACGACCCACCGAGCCCGCCGGTTGAGCCGCTTGAACGCCGTGGACGGGATCGGAAAGCCGATCTCGAAGAACGACGAGAAGCCGAAGCCGCCAGTGTAGAACCCGAACCCGCGCGTCCCGCTCTCGCGGACGCGCCACGTCCTGACCTGCGGCAGCTTGGACAGCCAGGCCTCCCGCTCGGAGCGGGTCAGCGACGGGCCGGAATAGACCGCTTGCGGCGGCGTCAGGACGGCAAGAAGCCGCGCATCGACATATCGCAGATAAGACCGTGCCGCTTCGAGCGTGCCCTTGGCGCGGTGCAGCCGGATCGCGTTGGCGATAATCGACCGCTTCCGCAGGTCGGTCCAGGCGTCGTCCCAGAGGTCCACCGACAGCGCGTGCGCCAGCGACTTGAGGAATTGCGGCGGGCAATCCCACGGCGACCAGACCTGCCGGGTCGGTGCGTCGATGCCTTCGATCCGCGTCGAGAGCGACGCCAGCGCCTTGTTCAGAGGCGTCTCGGACATCGGCAGGATGTGGTCGCGATACGGGATCACGTCTCAACCTCGGTGATGATCTCGACGCCAGTGCAGCGCGCCGCTTGCGCCGGGCCGGGGATGATGTCCGCCATCGGCGCGAGGCGCTGCACACGCACCACATTGCCGACGTAGGCCGCGCCTTCGAGCGCGTTGGCATAGACCTTCACCCCGATGGCAAAACGCGCATCAGCGGCCGCGAGAACGGCGGCACGGGCCGCTTCCGCGACAACGGACGGTGCCGGCCCTCGCGGCAAGGTCAGCTTGAGTTGCACCGCGTAGGTCAGGACTTCCGCAGCCGCGACGACCAGGATGTCGGTGAGCGGCTTGACGTTCGTCGCGCTCAGCGCGCCGCGCACCGCGTCAAGCACGTCCTCGGGGACCGAGCCATCGCCCTCACTGAGGAGGTAGACCGCGGCGCGGCCGGGCACGCCATGCGTGCCTGGACCAAGCACGGCCACGTCACGCGCGTAAGGCCACGTCGTGACGGCGTGGTAGATGTAGCCGTCAGGCGAGCCCGCCGCCGGCACCGCAAACGACGTCAGGTAGCGCAGGAGCAGCGATTGATCGCTCTCCATCACCGCCGGGGCATCGGTGGTCGCGGGCGTCAGGACAAGCCGCTGGACGTTGGCTCGCGCCGCGATGGCGTCGAGGTCGGGGCCCCTTGCATAAGCCGGCAGGACGGCGCGCACGGCCGAATTGACCCGCGCCCGCATCAGCGTCTCGCGGTGCGCGTGTGCCTCCTGGTCGATCTTGATCGGATCGAACTCAAGGCCGCCGACGTCGTAGGGAAAGCCGGCCTGATCGGCGCGGGTCTGGAAGTCCGCCATCCGGTCGGCCAGGATCGCCTCCTGGTCCAGCACTTCGAGCGCATCAGGAACCGGCAACCCTTCCGGGTTGATCGTCGGCGCGATGAAGCGGTTCGCGTTCACCGTCATAGCGGTTGCTCCACGGCCACGCGGCCATCGTCATTCGTGAACAGGGTTACGCGGCGCGGCCCCTCGACGGTGAAGTCGCCGAGGTGTGCGCGCGGCCGGTAAGCCCCTTGCAACTCGATCCGCAGGCGGCCGGTCCGAAGTTCGTCGGCGTTGGACAACACCGCGATCTTGGTCAGCGCGAAGCGCGGCTCGAACGCGAGCGCGGCGAACAGCGCGGTGAAGAACCGCAACAGCGTTTCCGGCACGAGGTTCTCGCCGAGCATGGCAGGGATCAGCGAGCCGACCCACCGCCGCATCACACGCGCGCCGAACGGCGTCGCGAAGATCGCTTCGAGCGAAAGCACGACGTGCGACCAGCCCGCGACCGGGCGGCCGGTATGTCGGTCCACACCCGATCCGACTGGATTAGCCATCACGTCACCTTCGCGTAGGTCTGTTTCGCGAGATCGGCCTCAGTGCCGACCTTCGGCGCGCCGTCATCCGGTGCATCGAGGCCGAAGTAGCTCGGACCGACCGAGTAAACGCGGCTTCCCTTGACGCCGATCTTCTTGCCCGACACTTCGGCGACGATCTCCTGGTCGGTGACGGTCAGTTTCGCGTCGCCGACTTTGATCTCGACCAGCTTGTCCTTGAGCGTCACCTTCACCGAACCGAACGTCAGGACGTGTTCGTCGCCGTTCTGCGACGGCGACGGGTTCTGATCGCTCCACGTCAACGGCAGCGCCACGGCCTGCCGAAAGTCGCCGGTCGGGTTGAGCATGGTCATCTGCTGACCGACGCTCGGCGGCGTGTGGACCTTGAGGGCGCCCGCGATCTGCGCGTAGGGCACCCACGGCCCGATGAACGGCTTTCCGTCGTCGCCCTCACCCATGCGAACCCGGACAAGCTGTTTCGCCGGATCGACTTCTTCGACGGTGCCGTGCCGATACTGGTTCGCCACGCGGCGCTCCAACTCGGCGACGCGCTCGAAAAGCTCGACCAGCGCCCGCATGTCAGTCCTCTGGCGGCAACGCCGCGTCGATTGCTTCCTGGTTTCCGACCCAGTTGCCGTCCGTAAACTCGACATCGGCCCCGGTCAGCGGCGGCGTCGTCTCGTTCGGTGCCGGCGGATCGACCGCCGGACCAATTCCAAGCCCGAACGATCCGAAGTCGCGCAGTCCGAGGTCGGTAGCGATCCGCCGCCACTCGGGCAGGCTCGGCGTCTCGATCTCGGCCTGCATCAGCTTCGCGAAGCCTCCCAACTCTGGATCGGCGCGCATCAGCGTCAGCAGCTTGTCCCACGGGCCGCCCGACTGGACCGGGCCGAACGACGGCTCAGCAAGCGGCAGGACATGCAGCACGATCTGGCGCGCTGCGAAGCGGACGCCCTTCTCAGCACTCGCGCCACGGCGGCCGACGACCTTATCGACGCGCCCGATGAACAGCCGCAACAGGTCCGACCACTCGTTGCCGGCGAGCAAGGCACGCTGGACCTGCCGGCCCATCAGGTTAAGCGCGAACTCAAGGCTCGCATCGGTGTGCGGGACGACGATTTCCTCGGCCGTCTCGCCCTCGCCAAGCTCGACAGTGACCCTCTGGGCCAACGACATCTCAATAACGAGCGAAAGCGACTGCTCGTAGCCGAGCAGGTCGCGCCCCATCGGCTCGCCCTCGGTGTCGTCGGTGCTGACCGTGATGATCGGCCGCGCCTCGGATTGGACCGTGACGTCGATGGGGTCGATGGCGCTGTCGCTGACGCGACCCTCGGCTAGCGTCGCACCCTTGAGCGCACGAACTGCGGCGATCCGAATTGCGGCGGCAACGAGGCTCATGTCTCACCCGTCAGGATAAGTGTCACGCCGCCAGCGTCAGGCGTCACGCGGGAAACTGAATAGACCGGCTGGCCAGCCTGATCGGTCATGACCACCGCGTCTTGCTTTTGGACTTCGTACCCGAGTGCGGCGTAAGACGCCGCGCTCATCCAGACCTCGGCCGTGCGGAGCGCGATCTTCGACGATGTGTCGATCCGCACGCCGGTGCGCTGGCCGATGAAGTTGTCGGAGGCGATGCCGAACGACACCACCGCAACAACATCCTTGGCCGGGCGCGTCGGGTCGGTCGCGCGCTCGGTGTACTGGCTCGCAACGCGCGGCTCGATGCGAACGGCCTCCCCGAACACTTCCTCGGTCACAGCCTGAGAGGATGCGTCGATTTCGTCGAACAGGGAGGCCATCGCATTTCACCTTGCGCTACGCCGCGGACCGTTACGCCTTGCGCTTTCCGCTCATCAGGACACGCGGGCGCGTGCAGTAGTGGATGGCGTTCATCTGGAATTCCAGTTCAACGCCTTTCTTGTTCCGCATCTCCATCTGATGTGCGTAGAGACGCTGTCCGGGACGGCCGACCGTATCCATGTAGTCGGCCGGGCCGTACACAGTACGGAACAAGCCGGGCACCCCGAGCGGAATGAACTTGACCTTGTCGGAAGGGACGTTCACCGCGGCGTTGCCGCGGTAGTTCACCCACTTGATGTTGAACAGGTTGATCTCGCCCCAGACACCGGACTGGACGCTGCTGTTGTTCGTGGGGATCAGCGCGGACCGCAGGGCATAAGCCAAGTCGGTGCTCTTGTAGCTGTCGATGACTTCGGGGTGCGCCGTGAGGTCATCGAAGAAGTTGTCACCACACAGAGCCAGGACGCCGGTAAACGGGAGCCCACCGAGAGCCGTCCCCATCGCGCGGGTAAGTGCTGTGGACTTCCTACGGAGGGCACCTGGAGCCGGATTGGCGGCGGACAAGTCCCAATTAACCTCGTCCGCGGTATCTTCACCGAACTCGTCATAGTAGTTGAAGATCACCTTACCGTCCGCATCGAGCAGCTTCCCTTGGGTCACGACGCCGAGGCGGTGGTACTCCTCGGTCAGTGCGAACGACTGGCTATGCTCGGCCGCACGGTCTGCGATCTTGGTCTGCAACATTTCCGTGGCGACCTCGTCACCGAAACGGCGAACGCCAACCACTTCGTCGGCGTAAATCGCGTCCTTCCGCTCGAAGTGCGGGATCGTCAGCTTGCGGAGGACACGACGGCCGCGGCCGGTAGTGTCGCCGGTGCCACCACGCGGCGAAGCCGGGACGATGGAGATGATCTGGTCCTTGTCCGTCTCAATCGCGATGTCGAGCGTATCGACAGACGTGGTCTGGAACAGACCGAGCGACGAGATGTAGCTCGGGACGTACTTGATCTCCCGCATCGCGTCGGCGAGACGGAGGACCGTGAAGGCGTCTTGATTGAAGATGTCGAGCATTTTGCCCTCTAAATGAAAACGCCGGGCTCAAGGCCCGGCGCTTCGGAAAGAAGATGATGGTGTGGTGGCGCTGGCGAAGTCGTCAGCGGACGATGATGTTGCGCTCGGCGAGTGCCTGCACCGCGTCAGCCTTCTGGGCATCCGTGATGCCGTCCGGCCACGCGATGTTGTTGCCGTTGAGCGTGGCAAGTCGGCTAATCACCGACGCGGCCTTCGTCTCGCCAGAGCCGGTCGCGACCGGATAGATCGACATACCGACCGGCACTTCGGAGCCGTCGTTATTGTCAGGGTCGAACGCAACGTGCTGGTAGTCCTCGGCGTCGGCCTCGACCGTCACGGTGAAGCCGTTGCCGGCGGCGAAGTCGCTCGCGTCGGAGATCGTGAACTTGATCTCGCCGTCGAACGCGACGCCCTCGGTCGCGATGCCGACCTGACGGCCGCTCGGATCGGTGACTTCGAACTTCGCGCCGCCGCTCACCGGCTCGATGCAGGTGACGTTGTAGACGCCATCCTTCACGCGAGCCGACACCGCCGGATCGGCAAGCGTCAGTACGCCAGAGCCGGCGGCGTTTCCGGCGTTAGCGGCAGCGGTGGCAACGATGCCGGTCGCCACAGCTTTGCGCGCGACGAGGCCGTTGGCCTTGATGGTCTGGCTCGCGGCGACGGTGACGTTCTCGCGCGAGATGTCACCGTTCCCCTCGGACATGATGGCCTCGCCAGGATGGCGGCCTTCGGTAAGTGCGGGCATGTGAACCCTCTTTAGGTGTGTCTGTTGAGTTGATGGAGCGCGACGTTTCCGCCGCTACGGATCAGCCGAAACGCTTGTTTGCGTTGGCGACGGCCTTCGACCAGCCGGCCGAAGCGTCGGCGGCGGCCTGCTTCGGCTTGGCGGGTCCGCCGACCGAAGGCTCAGCGGCAGCGGCGGCCATGCGCTGCTCAAGACCAGATGCCGCCACGACCTTCGGGGACGCGGCGAGCATCGTCTTGGCCGCATCGACCGACAGACCGGCCCGGAATGCAGCGATGGCTTGATCCTTGCGGCCTTCGGCCTCCGGGAGCGCCAGCATCGCATCGAGCCGCGCGACCGCCTCGGTGAAGCCTTCGGCCTTACCCTCGGCTTTACCCTTAGTGAAGCTTTCGGCGCTGGCTTTCGCCACCGCTTGATCGAGTTCGGCCTGGGAAAACCCGCCGGCCTGGGCGGTATCGTCTTTCGCATTCGACATGCGACTTGCTCCTGCAAATGTCCGCCCGCGTGGACGGTTGGGGGTTGAAAGTTCGGAGAGGACTTGATCGAGCGAGCCGATCCGGTCCGCGAGCCCGGCCTTCACGGCTTCGGCGCCGATGAAAAGGCGGGCTTCTGTTTCGCGCGCTCGCTGCGCGGTGGTGCGGGCGCCGCGACCGGCCTCGACGGTTTCGAGGAAGCGGTCATAGAGCGTCATCACCTGTTGCTGCATTTCGGCTGCGACCTCGGCGGTCAGCGGGCCGAACGGGTATCCATCGACCTTGTGCGCGCCGGCATAGATCAGCGTCGGGCGAATGCCCTTTTGGGCAAGCTCGCCGGACCGATCCAGGTGCAGCCGCACAACGCCGATGGAGCCGACGACGGATGTCGGCGACACCACGATCTCGTCGGCGCCGGAAATGATCCCGTAGCCGGCCGAGGCCGCCATATCATCGACCACCGCAATGACCCGCTTCGAGCGCGCGGCCTCGCGGACCGTCGCCGCGAGCTTGAACATGCCGCCGGCTTCGCCGCCCGGCGTGTCTATGTCGATCACGATGGAGTGGATTTCGTTGTCCGACGCGGCGTCTTTGAACTGCGCGTCGAGCCCCTCGTAGCTGGTCATGCCGGAACGGCTATCGAGCCAAGCGCCGCGGTTGACCAAACTGCCAACGACGGGGATCAACGCGACGCCCTTCGAGGCGCGCACGAAAGACCAGTCCCGCGTCTCGCGACGCCGCGTCCCAAGGAAGCGCGAGGCTTCCGGCCCGTTCGGCTCGGGGATTTCAAGCCCAGGCGTCAGCTTCTCGCGGAGCGCCCAGGCGATGATCTCGGCCTTTTCGGGATGGATCAGGAGCGGCGCGCCGTAGAGGCGCGCTGCGATCAATGGATAGTTCATCGGTCACCCCGCCAAGATGACGCGGCGCTTCGACCCGCCCTGCGTCGCCGCGCACATCGCCTCAAGGCGTCGCACCTCCTCGCGTAGGAGGTTGATGTCAACGCGATGAAACTCGGTGGTGCGCTTCGTTCCGCCCGCCGTGGTGAACTCGATGGACACTACCCGCTGCCCACCGAGCATCTTGTAATAGGCCTCGCGCAGGCTCGGCAGCACAGCACAAGGGTTCGCGTAATCAAGCGTCGGCATCACACCGTCCTTTCAGTGTCAGTTCGCCGCGGCGGGCTCTGGCTTTTTGGGCGGCGTGTCGCGCTGACCGCCGCTCTCGTCGGTCTTGTCCGGCTGCGGTTGACCAAGGATCGGGTCGTCGATGCCGTTCTCTTTGCGAAGCTGTTTCGCGCGGGCACGCTCGACGACCACGTCCTCGTAGTCCTCACCGTTTTCCTCGGCGATCTGGAACTCGGACTTGGTGCCCATCTTGAGATGGGTTTCGTTCGCGCGCGCGGCGACGCCTTCGTCGGCTTGCGGCTTCGGTGAGCCCTTCCACTCCGCGTTACACGCCGCGGCGCGGTTCATGATGAAGTTCTCGATCCCGCCGGGGAACTCAATCGTGCCGTTGTCAATGGCTTCTTCGAGCCACGCTTCGTAAACGGCCTGACAGAACGGTGCGACGATGTTCTGCCGGCGCATCATGACGATGCGCCAGATTTCATCAGTCGCGAACCGCACCGACGAGAACGTGACGCCGGCATAGTCGCCGGTCATGCTCTCGTAGGTGATCCCGAGCGCCCGCGCGATCTCGCGCAGCAAGAACAGCGCGAAGTCTTTGAAGTTCGGCGGCGCGCCCTCACTGGCGTGCAGGTCAAGCTTCTGGCCGGGGAACAGGTGGACCAGACGACCGGCAACGCCGAGGTCGATAGCGGCGCGGTCGTACCAACCAGACTGAGCCTCGAACCAGACGTCGTAAGGCGAGACGCCTTGCGACTTAAACCGGGCTTCCTCCTGCGGGGTGATAAGGCCGCGGATCGCTTCCTCGGTCACTTCGTCAGACGTGATCGACGCAGCAAACGCTTGGCTGATGATCGCTTTCATCAACGTGGCGTTGGCAAGCTGGTCGAATTGCCGAGCGACACGGAGCGCCGGGACCAACGGCGTGATGCCGCGGACCTGACCCGCCATGCCGTCGAAGACGTGCAGCACGTTCGGCCGACCCATGCCGTCGCGCGCGCGCTTTACGATCTCCTGGCCGTAAGCGCCGAGCCCGGCCAGCTTGTCATCAACGCGGAACAGGTACGCGACCGGCATCCCATCGGCGTCCATCTGGACGCCTTGGATGATGCGGTCGAGGTCTGCGCTTCGCTGCGACAACCGCTGCGGCGGCACCACGCGGGTCTTGGTCGCGTAGGTCGCGCCGGGCCGGCGGCGCCACGGAAATTCCGCGACCGCCTCCCCGGCGGCAAAGTAAGAGCGCAGCGCAACCGCTTGCTGCTGGCCGAAGTTGCGGCGAGCCTCGACGTCGCACTCGTAAGGGTTACGCGCGTAGATCGCGAACTCCTCCTCGACCTTCTTCGTCCACTCGGAGTACGACGTGTTGCTGGCGAACAACCGGCGGGCAGGTTTTGCATCGAGGCGAAGCCCAGTGCCGACCGTGTTTGCGACAGCCTGCTCGATGCCGCCGGCAATCCAGCCAACGTTCTGCATGCTGTCGATGGCGCGCGCCGTTGCGAGTGGCCACGCAGCCTGCACGTCCTCGCGCGCATCGCGTAGCTGCGGCATCCAGCCGGCGAAGGTCGGCGACTTGCCGTCGCGCATGAAGCCAGCGCGGATGCGCGAGCGATCAATGTCAGCGGTCACGCCGCCGACCGCCGGCACGCTCGTCGCGCGCCGGGTCTTGGTCTTGGACTTCGACATGGCTCACCGATGAAGGCGTGACGCCTTGTTGGCGAACCGATCCCGCAGCGACGACACGCCGGTTTCCGCAGGCCGCGTCGGGCGCGGCGGCTGCGGCGGTGGCTCGTCGTTGTCAGGATCGGCCGCGGCGCGCGGTACAGGGATCGGAGCGTCGCTCCAATCTCGCACCGCGCCTTCCGGGATGGCCTGGACGCGCAGCGTGTACGCGGCGGCTGCCGCCAGCGCCTCGCAGTCCAGAAAGTGGTTTGCTCGGTTGCGACGGACCCACACCGGCTTGTGCGTAGCCGGCGAGATGACCCGCCCTTCCGAAACGATCTGCCGGCAATAGTCCTCGGTGATCCCGTTCGGGGCACCATCGGACGCAAACGTCGGCAGATGAAAGCTCCCCGGCTTGCCGGGTTGAAGACGGACGCGGCTGTGCACCTCGGATTTGAAGTGATCCGAGTTCAGGTGCATCAGCATCAAGGAGTGCGGTGCCTTCTTCGCGCCGTCCTCCTTCACCTCGATCTGCGCCGACCGCACCGGAGTGGTCTGAGTGTCGTGGCCTTTCGTGGCATAGGCCAGCCACGAATAGTCGCGGCAGAACCGATAGACGCGGTGCATGTCGCCGGCTTCCGGCTTATCGGGCCGGAAGCCGCTGTCCACGAACGCGCGCTCGATCAGCAGCCCGTCTTGGAGCGGCGTCATGAGCATCCGCGCAAGCTGATCCCAGACGTCGTCCTCGTTGGTTGGGCCGTACAACTGCCCGAAGTCGAGGAGCCAGGACGAACCGCTCGCGCCCCATCCGCGGATCACCCAATAAAGCGACCGCTTCTGCACGTCGATGCCGGCCGTGACGCGCAGCACTTCGCGCGGAACCTCACCGATCCGGTACGGCAAGCACTTCGCCTTAACCTCCTCCCACTCGGGGATTTCGCCGCCAGCGCCGAGCGCAAAGCACTCGCCGAAGCCGGCGTTGATCGCCGTCTGAACCTTGTCGTCCTCGCCGGTGGCGACCGCTTGCAGATACCGCTCGACGCGCTCGCCCCATGTCCGAAACGGCGACGCAAGACCCGACACCCAGAACGAGCAGGTCGAACTATCGGGCGGCGCGCCCTCGACGTAGCCGTTACGGTTGATTGTCTGCCCCGGCGCGATGTAGGTGCCGGCGTCGTTCATCAACTCCTTGTCGCTGTCGTGATGCACGCCACCGCAGTGCGGGCAGATCAGCGTGGTGTTGCGTCGCGCCTGGGCCGGCGTGGCTCCTTTCGGATAGTCGAGGCACGAGAAGCGCGGCACGAAGTATTCGCGGCAGTGCTTACACGGCCAGACCCAATGATACCGCGTCCCTTCCTGGAACAGCTTCCAGATGCCGGACTTAATGTCGTTCGGGTCGGCGACCTTCCAAAATTCGAGGCCTGACACAGGATCGACCTCCGTCTCGATCAACCCTTGAGAGGGTGTCGAGGTGACCACTGTCACGAAGTCGGCGTAGGTGTCGCCGCGGGCTTTAACCAGGCCAAGCGGGTCGCCCTGCCCTTTGATGTTCGCAAGCATCTCGTCGTACTCATCGACGAATGCCAATGCGGCGGGATCGGACTTCAACGCGGCCGACGAGCCGCCATGCGCGAGGCGGACCGGTACGCCCGCGACCATCTTGCGCGTCTTCTTGACCTTCTTGCCGCGCCCGACCTTGAGTTTGAGCGTCTTGGCCTCGTCGAGGAGCGCGGTCAGGCGCGGCTCGAACTGATCGGTCACAAAGTCGCGTGTCGGGCCGACGTACAGGATTGGAGCGGGCCGCTGATCGAGCCGGTGCCCGATGCAATCCAGTTCCAGATCGGTCTTACCCATCTGCGCGGCCATCGCAGCGACGACGTTGTCATACTTGCCAGACGCCACCGCGTCGGCGATGGCGACGACGTAAGGCGTCAGCCAGGGATCGCGCGGGCCGGGCTTGCCGGCCGTTTCTGGGTAGTGACGATTATCCTTCGCCCAATGGCTCGGGCTCGTCTTTGCCGCCGGCTGGATCAGCGGGCGGACCGCGTCGATAATCGAGCGAAAGCTCTGCGAGCTTAGCGTCCACTTGCGAGCGCACGCGGTCCAGAATGGCCTCAAGTCTGCGTCGCTCATCGACATCTCGCGTAAATTCGGCCGGCATGCCGTTGAGCAGCGACATGAACAAGCCGATCACGCCGTTCACAAAATGCTGCGCCTCGTCGAAGGGAACGAGTTCCGCTTCCTCCTTCGCCGTCCGTAGTTCGATCTCCCGCGCACGCGCGTCGCGCACGCGACTGTCCGCTGCCGTCTTACTGGCGCGCCGCTCATCGTCCTTGAGGAAGCGGATATAGCCTTGAACAGCACCGACCAGCGGCACCCGCCCCTTCTCGGAGCGCGGGATATAACTGGCCTTCTGTAACTGCCGGATGCGCTCCTCCGAGATCATCAGGAGGAGCGCGGCCTGCCCGATTGGCAACGTCCCGGTCTGCGGTTGGTCCGCCATTCCCACCTCTGCTCACCGAGCATTTCGCCGCCCGCCCCCATGCGACGAGAGCATGGTCTTAGGAGTGGCTCTTTTCGGACGGTCGCTGCTCTCTCAACCGCGTCAACGCGGAAAGGACAGCGCATGAAATACGGAAGCCTCAAAGAGTACGAGATCGACATCATCGCGAACGCCAAGCGGTTCGATGTTGCCGTCTTTCTCGGCACCGGCCGCTTCGCGCGCGAAACCGAACTCCCGAGCCTTGATACCGCCCGCGAGCGCGGCGCGGCGATGGCGAAGGAAGCGGCCAACGGCCGCCCCGCGATGATCTACGCGGTATCGGCCGAAGGCCGGTCCGTTCTCGTCCCCAAGACCTACCAGCCGGCTCGACCAGCCGAACAACCCGAGGAGACTGCAATGCCTGCCACGAAATTCACCGGCACCGAGATCGCCAAGCTGACCGCCATCATCACCGGCGGCGGATACAAGCGGACCAACTCCAAGGACGCCGCGATTAAGCGGTTCCTCAACGCGGCGAAGGACAAGGGCATCGAGAAGCCCGACACGTTCCTCGCCATGCCGTCGTTCGACGACGCCGCGTCGGCGTTGCGCGGCAAGAAGGCGCCGCGGTCCGTGAATATCGAGGACATACACAAGTCCAATCACCCGACCGCGAAAGCCAACGCCGCGTCCTGGCGCAAGGAGAACGGCGGGCCGGTCGCGGTTCCCAAGGGCGGCAAGCGCGCCGCGATCCTGGAAGCCGCCAAGGCCGGCACCCTGCCCGAGCCGCCCGACTTCTCGGCCAAGACCCACGAGCGGTTCCGACCGAAGCTGGCGAAGGTCGTCGAACTCGCCAAGGCCGGCGACATCAAAGGCCTCAAGGCGATGGAGATCAACCCGGTGTCGAGCAGCCCGAAGGCGATGGCCCGTTATCGCGATCTCTGCGTGATCGCGTTGGAGTCGCGGAAATGACAAAGCGCACGCCCGAGCAGGAAGCGAATGCGCGGGAGTATGCCCGTCAGATGATGATGCCCTGGCGAACGGTCCTGGCCTATTTCCGCGCGCATAGCCTCGTGACGTTGCGCGACATCCACCGCGCGTTTCCCCGCGCCGGCCATGTCGCCCAGGATATGCAGGCGGCAATCACTAAATGGGCTCTGAAATGACCGAATGCGAAGAAGTCGCCGACTCGATCTGGCGTTCCCGTTCCGTCACCGACGGCAACGGCCTGAACGCGACGGTGCCGATCCGCTCATACGCCGACGCCGAGCGCGTCGCGCGCCACTATTGCGCCGATCAAGGCGAACAGATTGTCGCAAACGTCGCGGAAGCCCTCTGGCGGCGGGCACAAAGGTCGCGCGGCTAAGGCCGCGCCGGCCCCGTCACATTCCAAAAGACCACGAGGCCCGCCCCACGGCGGGCCTTTGCCGTCTCCCACGCCTTCGCGTCGTAGTGCGGGTCCGCCGGGAACGGCGGAACGCTGCGCGCTACCTCGGAATACTTGCGCGGATGCACGATGATCGTGGCACCCGCTACCTCGGCCGGCGCCAGCTTGCGGCCGACCTGCACGGCGAAGCGCCGCGCCTTCGGCCAAGCCTTAGCGAGCCCGCGGGACAGCACGCCCGATCCGGCAGCGCACCAGACCTCGTCCGGTACAAGCCCGGTCGCCAGTGCAGCCGACGCAATCGCGTCAATCGCTTCCGGCATATCGACGCCGAACGGCGCTAGCGTCGCGCCGGTCGCGGCGCAATACGCTTTCGCCCGAGCCTGGACCACAGCCAGATAGCCGGGCGTGACCTGATAGACCTTCGCGCCGAGCCGCTTCGCCATGAAGGCCCGCGCATGCGGCGCCTTCCGTTTCGCGACGAACAGCGTCGCCCGCTTCCCAAGCTCTCGTGCCGCCCAGGCTAACGCCGTCTGCGCGCCGCCCTCGGCCGGCGTCGCATAGACGACCTCGTCGGCATGGTCGAACAGCGCGATCATGTAGCGGGCTTTGGTCCCGCCACCGATCAGGTCGTCGCGGACGACATGGATGCCGTCATGCTCGGTCACCTTCGGTGGCGGCAGCACGATCACAGTTCTTCACCCCACTCCTCGTCGGCGGCCATCTCGCCGAACTCGACCTCGCCGACCGCCTCGGTCGCCTTGCGCGGATCGCCCTTGCAGAACACCAACACGTTCTGATGCGTCTTACCGAGCTTCCGCGTCGTCGCGAATTGCTTCCCTGCGCGGATCGGCAGCGATCCGGCGGCGGTCACAAGCACCGCCTCATTGTAAAGCCGCAGTCCGGCCGCCTCGAAGGCGGCAATCGTGTGCCACGGAAAGCCGTAATACATTCCCTTGGCATCGCGCACGTCGCCCACGACAAAGCAGGCGAAGCGGTCATTCTTCAGCTTCGCGCAGGAAGCCGCAATGATCTCGTCGTAGGCTTCGCGAAAGTCCGCATATGCCATCGTCGAAAGGTCGCGCGGATCGTCGCTGTAGACCTCAAGATCAGCGTAGGGCGGGCAGGAAAAGACGAAATCCGCCTCCACATCGAGCGTCGGAACGACCACGCGGCTGTCGCCTACATGCCAGACAGGCATGGGGTCGTCGCAAATGCGGTCCGCCTGCCAGCGGTTCGCCTCGATTTGCTCAGGGCGCAGGTCCACGCCGGCATATTCGCGGCCGAGCTTCGCGGCGACGATGCCGCGCACGCTCCCGCCAGCGAAGGGATCGAGGACAAGCCCGCCGGGCGGACAGAACCAGCGATAGGAAAGCTCGCAAAGCACCGGGTCGAAGATCGAGGTTCCCGACGCGGGAACAGATATTCCTTCTCCAAACTCCCCGTACGTCAGGCCGGCCGGTGTAACGCCCTGCAATTTCGCGCGGTTCGCCGCCATCTTCTCGTTCAATGCTTTCCAGCCGCCGCCGCCGCCTCCGGCTGGCTCGGCATTGGCCCGGCGCTTGCGCTTGCCCTCGCCGACGACATGCTCGCCGCGCATCAAGTCCTGCCCGAAGGTGCGGGCGTAGCCGTTCTTTGCCATCACGCCACCGCCCTACCGCGTCCGTCGCCGCGCGCCTTCGTCTTGCTGTAGTCGGCGGACGGTAACGGGGAACCGCCCGGCACGGCATTCGCTTTCCTGTCCATAGGCATCGGCGAGCCGCCTATAGGAGCGCCACGTCCAAGCTCAGACTGAATCCCGAGCGCCAGCCATGCGCGCTTGCGATCCTGCCACCACCCCTCACGGGCGTTGAGGATCGAGAACGGCGGGATGCCAAACCGCTCGGCCAGCTTGGCGTTGCCGCCACCGCCGGTGCTGATGCTGGCACCGGCTTCGAGCAGCTTCGCGATAGCGGCCTCGTCGAAGCCGGTCACGGTCAGGTCGGCGCCAAGTTCTTGCAGTTCGCCGATCTCGATCTTGAGCAGATCGTCGTCCCAGGTCGAAAGCTCAGCCAGCCGGTTGTCCGCGATCCGGTAAGACCGCTTCTGCTCCTCGGACCAGCCCGTCGCCACCGCCACCGGGACCTCGGTCAACCCGAGCCGATGCGCGGCCAGGACGCGGCCGTGCCCGGCGATGATCTCGCCGGCGTCATCGACCAGGATCGGCATGGTCCAGCCGTACTCCTGGATCAGCGTCGCAAGCTGCGCGACCTGCTCGTCGGAATGCGTCCGGGCGTTCCGTGCATACGGGATCAAGTCGCCGATGGCTCGCGGCTGGACCGAGTAGACCGGCCAGGACGCGGCCGTTTTTTCAGCTTGCGGCATGGTTCCTCCGGGCCTGCCGGCCCAACCAAAACGGAAAAATCGGAAATCGAAAAACGCGCAAAAGCCGCGGGCGGCGCGCCCGCGCCAGCACCGGGACCGCTGACAGTACCTACGGGGCCGGGGGGGCTTGTGGGTCCGGTCGGCCGTAGAGGGCGACGCGTCGGGGCTGCGGCGGGCGGGTGTGCGGCGTCGTAGCGGTAGCGGTAGAGAAGGCCATGCGGCAGCGTTGGGCGCGCCAGCGGGCTTGTGTTGGGGTAGTGCCGTGGCGGGGGCGCCCCGCCCAAGGCGGGGCTCCCGCCCTTGGCTCTATAGGTGCTAGCCCTTACCGGGCCGATGGATGCGGCGTTGGCGGGTAGCGCCTCGGCCGATGGATTGTTGCTCCTGTTGGCTGCGGTCAGTTCGCCCCGCAGCCGGGCTTCGGCGTCGAAGCCTGCCAAGGTTGGACGCCTCGGAGCACTCCCTTGCAAAATGGTGCGCGGGTTTCCACCGCCGCTTCCCGTCGCGCCCGACGTCTGGTCCGTTTCTGGCCGGTCCTTACAGCGCCACCCGCTTGGTCTGCCTACGCCCGTCTCGCGGCTATTGGTCGGGGCGATTGCCGGTGGGTGCCAACCCGATTGCCGGCGCGGCTGGGTATTTAGAAGCCGCGCATGACTGCGGCGATCTCCTTGCCGACCCGCGCGACGATGCGCGGCGTCGCGGAATAGAACTCGGCAGCGGTCTGGTCCTTGACCATCTCCTTCGGCACGCTTGGGCCGAAAGCCCGCTGGATCGGTAGGCTCTTTTTCGACAGGCGATGGAAGACCTGACCACCGGCGACCGGCTTCCCCGAGTTGTAGGTGCCGGCGAAGATGAAGGTGCCCGGAAAGGTCTGACGCTTGCCCCAAACCGTCGCCTTCACCCCGACCTTGAACTGCCGCGCCTTGAACATCTTGAGCGGCAACTCGCGACCCGAACCGATGATCGCGACTTCGAGCGCACCGCCCGACGTTGAGGCTTGACGCAGCCGCATCGCCTTCTCGATAGCGGGTCGCGGGATCGACGTCTGCTTCCGCAGGACGCGCTTCACCGCGACGAACGTTCGGCGTCCCTCGTAGTTGAGCGCGCGCCCCATCGCCTTCTTCGCTTGGCCTGACGACAGCCGCGCAAGGTCGCGGCCGTATCGCGCCATCACATCGTCGAGCGGACGCAAGACAAGCTGGTCGGTCGCCACGGTGCGGGCTCCGGGTTGTCGGGGTGGTAGGTGGCTGATGCCTGGGAGACGGCCAAACCATTCAACCGCCGGGAGGGCGGGAACGCGGGGCCGTCATCAACACGCGGCACCAGCCACCTCGCGCGAAGGAATGGGGCCGATTTGTCTCACTTCACAAGGGATTTTTGCAATGTCGCGTTGGTTAAATACAGCGCCAGCATAAATTCTATAAGTCTCTCAATACGTTATCATATTCGCAAATTTGTGCATTAAAGAGTTGCTCTGTCCCAAAACATCATTGTAAAAATACAACGTTAGATCGCTTATGGATGTTCACATGATACGGATCGAGATCACGCGACGCCTGGATTGCAAGACCGGCAAAGGCCGCAACCGCGTCAACCCCACCACAGTCACCCACGAGCCAACGGTCGAAGAAGCCCTCGCGCACGTCCGCGCCATGCGGATCGCCAGCGAGGAGATCGCGCCCGGCTATATGCCGATGCTTGAGGTGCGGCTCTACGACAACGACGCCTTCCTGCGCTGGGTCGCCAAGGGCGGCCCCGAGCCTCGCCCCTTCCGCACCCTGACCACCGACGAGATCGCGGCGCTGTAGCGCCGCCCTTCCCTACCCCATCAGCCAAGGAGACGACGATGCAGAACATTCACGTCGAAGCATTCAACGATTACCGCGTCGCGCTTTGCTTCGAGGAAGGCGATTGCCGCTTCCACGTGTGGGCAAGCCCTGATCTGACCGACATCGAGGACGTCCTCTACAAAAACCCGCCGCGCGGCCTGCGCCCAGGCGACGATGGTTATTTCGAGACACGCCGCCTCGACGGCACGAACAAGGCGAACGCGCCGAAGGTCGCCGCCCTGGTCGCGGCGATCCGCGAAGGCGACATGGTCACCACGGCCAAGCGGAAGATGCTCGCGGACCGCGCCGAAGCCGATGCAAGGGCTAAGGCCGAGCGCGCCGAAGCGATCCGCGTCGGGCTTGCTGCCGCAATCGGCGGCGGCATGGGCATCTCCTACATCGCCGGCCAGATCGCCGCGCTGACCGACGACCAACTCATCACCCTGCAAAACGCAATGAACCGCGGGCCGCAGTAGCGGCCTGCCCGATAACCCCAAGGAGCCACAAATGCCAACACTCGACAACAGCCTTGTTCCGCAGACATGCGAAACGCCCCTCGTCACTATCGCCGCTCTTCGAGCGGCCATTGCCAAAGGAGGCGACAAGACGGGCATCGCCGGGAACACGTTCGTCTCTGTTGATAGCCGCGTTCTGGCGTGGCTCTGCAACGACGCCGAGGCGCTGAACCACCTCATTACCCGCGTGCACTTCTAAGGTGGCAAATGCGAATTGAAATCGACATTCCCGCCGAGCGGATCGCTGACCTGCTCACGACCGCAATCGAGAGCGGCGATCCCGTCACCACGGCCATGAAGGGCGGATGGTGCGACGGCATCCACTGGCGCAGCGCCAAGGCTACGCCGCCGGCAATACTCGACGCTATCGGCCGTCCTGTCCGCTGGTACAGCGCCCCCACGCTGTTCCGCGGCAAGAAGTGGACACTGCAAATCGTCGAGGTTGACGACGAGGTGCAGGGAACGCGCAAACGCCATCACGTCGGCCCGCGCAACGTCCGGGAAGGCTTCAAGGTCATGGCGCGGCGGTATCCGAACGAGTTCGCCAAGGTACTCGCCAACGAGATCGACGCCGCCTGCGCCGACATCTGGCTCCAATGCATCCTGTTCGGAGAGGAGAAATACGCATGAGGATACGGCTCTGTTCCTGCGGGTCTGGCGAGGAGCACCGCGCCAACTACGACGCCCGCGGCATCTTCCTAACCTTCACATGCAGCAAGTGCCACAAACGGAAGATGTCGGGCTTCCGCCCCGAGGTGCTTACCGACCCGAACTACTATGCCGACGAGCCAATCGAGGAGGACAGGTGGTGACCGAAGCGGATGAGATCGCAACCGGCCTGATCGCGAGGTACGGCAGGCCCACCGTCGCGACGTTCGACGAAGCCCAGGCATGGGTGCTGTCGGTCTGGCCGACCGTCAAGGTTTGGATCGGACACCAGCAAATGGACAATGTCATCGAGGCCGTGAGGCGAATGGCAGCGCCGGAAAGGCTATGGTGCGAAAGCTGCGGCGAAGCCGAGCAGGAAGTCCACAGCGCGCACGCCGGCCTGTGCGGCGATTGCTACGGCAAAACGATCTCCGAAGTGGTGCACAACTACATCGGGGACCACATCTGCGGCCATCCGCTCTTTACGAACGGCCGGCTGGTCGCGATCTGCGCCCTGCCGTTTGGGGCCGAGCATGAGCATGGCGTCGTCACGTTCGATCAGAGCGGTGCATCATGATCGAGATCGGCTCCTTGATCTTCATCATCACCGCGGTGCTAGGCTGCGCGCTCGCGGCGGTCCCCGAATTGATGGAAGCGGCCGCCGCGATCCGCGGCGGCCGGTAGCCGGGAGGGCTCAATGGCTAAGACAGTCCAGATCGCGCTCCTCGCCGACGACGCCGAGCCGATCCTGCGGCGCGCCGCAGAGGACGCGGCGAAATACGGGGCGTGGCTCGACTACATCACGCGCAAGACGTGGGACGCCCCAGGCCGTGGTGCGGAGTCTCGGGAGAAAGTTCGGAGGGAGTGGTCCAACAGCTTCCGGCACGCGAAGCGCGTCGTGGAAGCCTTCGGGATCGAGTACGAGCCGACCAGCGAAAGCGAGACGATTGCGATCCACTACCCGCACATGGTAGGCGGGCGCTTCGAGAACGTGGCCGGGTTCAGAATGCGGACAGGCGGGGAAACCGACTACAAACGTCCCGAAGCGATTTACCGCCGCTCAGTACATGCCGAGGCGTGCCGGCAAGCCGCCAAGCGCGTCGTGCGCCGCTGGCGCGCCGGTGTTGGACACGGCTGACCGCCGCCGTATGGTCCCTCCTCTTGGAGGGACTATGAAGACCACACATCTACTGCTGATCGCGGCCGCGCTCGTTTCGAGCCCGGCCGCTGCCGCGGCCCAGATCATCGGCCACGCTACCGTCATCGACGGCGACACCATCTCAATCGACGGCAATCGCATCCGGCTTGAGGGCATCGACGCTCCCGAGACGCATCAGGTCTGTCTCGATGAACGCGGTGCCCGTTGGTCATGCGGCCTTTCCGCTCGTGACGCCCTGGCCGGCCGGATCGCCGGCAACACCGTGACATGCGTCTCGACCGAGCATGACCGCTATCGCCGCGCCCTGGCGCATTGCTCCACCGACGTCGACCTCAACCGCTTCATGGTGCGAGTGGGCTTCGCCTTGGCCTATGTCCACTATTCGCGCCAGTATCAAGGCGACGAGGCCGAGGCGCGGAACCGGCAAAAGGGAATGTGGCGGGGCGCTTTCATCGCACCTTGGGATTGGCGGCACCGGAACAAAAAGACCGAAATCTTGGGGGCGCTGTCGGTCCCGGTCTCGGCGCAAAAACAGCTTCTTAAGCCGGATCGGTCCAGCCGGCGCTAGCCGCCTCGGCGGCTTCGCGCATTGGATCAGCCTCTTGTACGTCAGGCGCTTCGCATCGCCTCCGCTCTGCCGTACGCCTCGATCCGCTCCAGCACGGCGACGCGCTCGACGGGGTTCATGTCATGCATTCGCTTGGCGAGCGCCGGCGCCCACGGTTCCTCGGCCTCGGCCACGGCGCTGACCATGTGCTTCCAGGCCAGCGTATCGATGTCGTCGGGCCGGTCGCGCGACACGATCCGCTCGGTGCTGATCGCGTCCCAGCCGGCCCACAGGATGAGGTCCCAGGCCTCCTGCGGAGCATCGAGGCGCGGCATTGCCGCCTCGGCGACCCGACGCAGCCGGCTCGCGATCTCGGCCATGCGCGCCGTGATAGGCCGCTCGGTGATACGGCATCCCTCGCGCTCCAGCGCGAGCGGCGCCGGCCGGAAATCAACCGGGATGCGGTCGCGGTTGTCGCGCCGGTTCACGGCTGCTGCCCTCTTACTGGATGGATGGTCGGGACGATGCTGTCGTCGCCGTCCAGCGCGACGGCGATGGGCAGCATCCACCGCAGCTGGCGCCGGCGCGGAGAGGGGATGAGGTTCATCGCACCATAGCCGCGACGAGGCGCGGGAAGCGCCAGTCGCCAGACACTAGATGATATGCGGTCATGATCCCGTCCCCAGAGAATGGCCGGACGGGTCGAGCCCGCCCGGCCGCTGCAAATCAGAGCGTGACCCGCTCGACGGTGACGATCGAGCGGCCGAGGTATTCCGCCTGGGCGACGTAGCCGCGCTCGGCGACCACCTCGCCGTCGTCGTCGCCCTCCTCGTCGTCCTCGCTGCGGAACCGGGGCGGAAAGCAGATCAATCCGCGAGGCTGAGATCGGCCAGCGGGCACGGCGTCACGACGCCGCTATCCCAGCCCACCTGGGCCATCGTGCCGTTGATCGAGCGGATATAGCCGCGGTCATGGTCGGCGGTGCCGACACCAGCCTCCACCTTCTGGTGGCGGTCCATCGCGGTCTGGGCTTGATGCTTGGTCATCTGTCTCTCCATCTTGACCGCGCTCTCTGAGCCGGTCTCCTTTGGGGCCGGGCCAATCCCGGCCTGACAATGCCCACTATACATGACTCCCCGGTCGCGTCGAGGGGGGGCAAGTATATAATTCCCTAGGAAATCTCGTTTCTCCTGCGGTGTCTTTCCCCTCATGCGAATAGGTCCGCAGTCCCCCGCCGCTCGGCGCGGCGGCGCTGGTTGTCGTAGCGCAGGTGACAACGCTGGCACATAAACCGGAGGTTCTCGTCGCGGCAGTCCTCAGGCCGGTGGTTAAGATGCGCGACCGTGCAGACGATCCGAATGATGCGGAGCCGGACCACGTCGCGGCCGTCACAACACCACGCCCCCGTGCCAGCGTCGGGCCACCTCACATACAGGCCATCATGGTTCAGCGGGATCGCCGGGAAGAACCGCCCGAGCGGGTCGCGGCCACCGACAGCGTGGTTCGCGACGCCGCACACCTCACATCGGTTGTCGGCGCGCGCCCGGATGCGTTCCCGGATTGCTCCCCACTCCCTGGAGCGGATCGAGCCGCCGGGATAGCGCGCCATCTCGTCGGGGCGGATCGGCATCAAGCATTCTCTTCCGGCTCGAACTCGCCGCACCAGTCGCTCGCATCGGTGAACGGCCAGCGGGCCACGCCGCTGCGGTCATCGGCCACCGGAGCGTGCACTCGGCACGGGCTCTTGTCCTCGTCGGCGGCCAGAGAAGTTGAGGTGTCCCACCAACGGCAGTTTTCACATTTTTTGTCCACATCGGCCCCCTTCGATCTCGTGCATCGCGTCGATATTCACCAGCGCCGACCGGAATGAATACGCGACAACCCAGGGGTTCGGCGTCATTGGCATCAGCTTCACCAACTCTTGCCGGGCTCGCGGAATGTTGCTCACGGTCCTGTCTCCTCCTTCAAAGCTTGATCGGAACGCCGTCGCGATTGAGCCCCTGCGCGATCAGCCCGAGCGCGCGGTCGCGCGCCCGGTATGCCGTGGCACGGCTCCACGCCTTGCGCCGGCACGCCTCGTCGAACGGGCGGCGATAGACCTTGCAGCGCAGATACAGGTGGATGACGCGGCGCGGCCCGTCCTGGACCGGCAGGTAGATGACCGGCCAACGCATCGCGTCCTCGGCCATCGTTATCTTGCGCGCCGAGAACTGGCGGCGCTGCCGCGGCGCTTCGCGGGCCGACGTCTGCAACCACCACGGCAGCGCATAGCCGTCGTCCGCGTAGTCCGGGACCGGGTCGATGGACATACTCTCGATCAGTTCGCGCGGCAGCGACGAACCGTAACCGCGCGGTCCAGCCGGGCCGGTCGTGTAGACCACGATCCGCGCTGCTTCGATCAGCCGGTTAAGGACCAGCTTCGGCACCCACAGGTCGGGCATCGCGTCACAATGCACGCTGCCGATGTCACGCGCGCTTTCGTATGCGTCACTCATTCTGGGATTTCCGGCAGTTCGTCGTTGGCGGATGGCGGTAGCGCGGCAGGATCGTCGGGCGGCTCAACGTAGGTCGGTACGGTGTCCACGATGCCGCGCAGCCGGAAGTCCTGGATCGGCTTGCCGGTGAACCACAGCCACGGCTTCTTCGATCCGACCAGCTTCCAGTCCACGACCTTCTTCGATGCGCGCGACCACCGCTGGCGAAGCCGCGCCTCGATCTGCTCCTCGGTGCCGGTTTCGGTTGCGGAAAACTTCTCGGTGTAGATGCGGCGAACGTCATCGACGCGCGCGAGCAGCGCGATGTGCGATTTCAGCGGAAGATCGGATGGCGGCATCACGCCGTGCCGGTCTACGGCTTCGGCGAGCGCGTCGAGGAACTCGCGCTCGCCCTGCCCGACCCGCCAGCCCTTCTTTTTCTCCTTCGCCTTGTCGTCGGTCGCGCTCGGCGGAACCACGACGCAGGACGTGACCGGATCGCCCTCGCTGTCCTCGCCGAGCGTGGTCTGGCGCAGCCGGAAGCGATGCATCGCCCCGCCCGGTCCAGCCTTGAGCTTCCGCACCGTCCAGGTGTTCGGGCTGTCCGCCGTGGCGCCGGCAACCTCGATCTCGAAGTCGGCGGCCCCATGCAACGCTTCGTGGCCGCGCGGGCCGCGGCCCACCTCCTTGCCGCCGTGGTGGATACCCACGACGGTCACGCCGACGTGCTCTTGCAGGCGGCCACAGTTGATGACGAAAGCTCCCATGACATGGCTATCGTTCTCGTTTCCGCCGGCAAGCGAGCGCGCTACCGTATCAAGAACGACGCACCCCACACCGACGCCGCACTTCTCCTCCATCAGCGCGGACAGTCCCTTGATCTCGTTGGCGAGCTTCTTCGCGTCGGCGTCATTGGATCGAAGGTCGATGGACGTCGGGAGGAAAACGAACGGGATCACCGCGTCTAGCGGAATGTCGTGATCCTTGCGCCAAGCGTGGAGCCTGATTTCGAAGTCGTCGCGGCCTTCGGCCACGACGTAGACCACGCCGAACGGGCGCGCCTTGTAGCGGAACCACTCGGGCCGCTGTCCCTGCGGTAGCAGCGTTCCTGCCGCGCACGTCAGCATCAGGTCGGACACCAGAAACGACTTCCCGCAGCCGGGCGGGCCGTAGACGATGCCGAATGTCTTCGCGAGGATCAGGTTCTTGACCAGCCAATCGCGCTGTGGGCGCTGCTTGCCGATCTCGTGAAACCACGTCGCGGCGAACTGCGACTTAAACGGCATCGCCAGCGAGAGCGTGACCTTCTCGAACTCCTCGAACGACTGGATCGGCGGCAATTCGCTCATTGATCGGCACCGCCTCGTTCGAGCCACACGTCGTTAAAGTCCTTTCCGTCCGGCGCCATGTGCACCGCTACGTCGCGGCCCTGGCCGCGGTAGCGGCGCGCCGCGACGAGCAAGCGCATCCTCGTCATGACCCGCTCGCTGTCACCGTCACCGAGCAGGATCACGTCCTCGATGTCGGGGCGAAGGATCGCGCCGGGCCGGTCCTGGTCGGGATCGCCGTTCGGGACGCGGCGACCTTTGATGGTGGGGTGCGCGATGGATGCGGTAGCCCCGCCCGCCATGTTGCCGAGGTTGATCGCCGCCGCGACGCTGATGTCGTCGCCGCCGAGCCCAAGCTGAAACCACGCCCGCGTCGTCTCGATCCCCTCGCCCATTGCGAGCCGATTGGTCGGCGCGCTCAACGCGATGGTGCCGCCCGACTGCTCGCCCAACACCTTCTTCGCGGCGTTGCGCGATGCGTCGCCGGGTGCCGTCAGCTTTCGAGGCTCGGTCCGATCAAGATAGGTGCGGTGGACACCGATCAGCACGCCATCCACGTCGCGGATCGCAGCAATCATCGCCGGGAACTCACCGAGCGGCGTGGCTTCCTCGGCGCTCTCGTCGGCGAAGCCGCGATATTCCAGCGCCGGCATGAAGCGAAGGTCGAACGTCCAGGACGGGTACACTTCGAGGCCGCGCGCTTCGAGATAGCGCGCCGCGTGCGTGCCCTCGATTGGCTTGCCTGCACCGAACAGACCCTCGCAAGATCGAAGGCGACGCTCACGCGCCGCCCTTTCCTGCTCTTCGACCTTCTGGCGCTGCGCCTTGAACTTCTCACGGTCCTCGGGGCTCTGCTCCCTAACACCACCGAGGTCTTTCACGACCTCGACGAAGGGCTTGCCGGTGAAGTGCATCAGCGCGTCGATCACGTCGCCGCGCTCGTTGCAGCCGAAGCAATGGAACGTGCCTTTGACGTCATCGACCTTGCAGCTTGGCGTCTTTTCCAGATGGAACGGGCACAACGCCTTCGCCATCGAGCCGCGACCACGAACCTTGTAGCCGTACTGCTCGAACACCGAGGAGATGCTGTGCTTGGACTTCAACTCGTCCAGTTCGATCTCGTCGAAACGCCCCCGCGCCATCATGCGTGCCCCTGCGGGACGATACCGACGCGGCGCCAGACGATTGCGTTCGATCCGTCGAGGGTCGCTGCAGGCTTCACGCCGGCGGCGTCCCAGGCGCGGAACATACGATCCCGCACCTCGAACCACTTACCGCGGTCCTCGACCCTGTTCACGTCGTCTACGGTCAGGCTGTTCCAGTCAGCGAGCCGCTCGGCAATACCGGCGGCGAACTCCGCATCCTCGCGTGTGAGAAAAACGGCGAGCCCGAAGCCGGACGGAATGTGCATGAGCGGGTAAACGACGACACTGCCGTCTCGGCACTCAGCCGAGTGCCACCAGATACCGAACGAGCCATTGACCACACCAGACACATCGCGCCACTCGGGCGGTTGCCGCATCCGATCCGGTGAAGTGAAGAACGCGACCCGGAACGTGCCCTTGCTCCATCCGTCCTGGCTCATGACCGCTCCTTGTCGAAGTTGAGAGGTGGTTCACGGCGAAGCCCAGGCTCGATCACCGCGGCCATGTAGGCCCAGATCGCGCAAGCATCGCCTTCGTCGTCGTTGCGAACGTCCCACCCGAGCGCCTTGCAGGCGCGGACCGTGGCGATCTTCGCTTCGGCCCGCTTGAGCCGGCGGGTGCCGATGAAATAACCGCGCACGTCGTTCGCCATCGCCTTACGGATCGTGGTCACGCCCATGCGATACGCGACGCCCTGGATCACCGCCGGCAGGCCGAACAAGACCTCAATGGTCGCCTTCGTCGCCTTCCCGCTCCGCAAGCGGAATAGCTCGGGCTCCTCGTAGACGATGATGCGCGGCTTGAACGCGAGCAGCCGCGTCCCGAGCCACTTCACCGCGCCGGCAAACTGCTCCTCCTGCGAGGCGCCATCGCCGGCAAACTTGTCGGAGCCGAACCGTGGCGTCTCGCCGGGGCGGCCCTCGGCCCAACCGAACCGGCGGGCCAAATCGAGCGCAAGGATGGTGTTGTCCATCACGTTCTCCCCTGCACAACGCGGCGGATCGCCGCAAAGTGGCGCGAATAAGCGGGATCGCTCGCCATCAATTTGCGGTGCTGGTCCAGCGCCCAGTAAACGGTCGAGTGGTCGCGGTCGCCGAATAGCTGACCGATCCGCGTCAGGCTCAGCTTGAACAAGCTGCGAGCCAGCGCGAACGACATCCGCCTCGCGTACCGCACGCGCTGCGTTCCGCCGCGCTTGACGATGTCTTGCGCGGTCAACCCGAAGTGCGTGGCCGCAGCCCACCGGATCAAGGCGACGCCATACAGTCCGACGGGAGTATTCGGCCACGCAATCGCGTTGAGCCTCGCCCGACGTTCCCGCTCAGCCTCGATCCGGCGGCGACGCCGCAGCACACGGGTATGTCTGGTGACCGCCATCTAAGCGACCTGTTTCGCGATCTCGGCGACGCGCCGTTCGAGCGCGTCGATCTTGCCGGTCAGCGCCGTCACCTCTCGCTGCCATTCCTGAATGTCGCCGCGGAGCTTCTCGCCGCGCTTGACCGTCTCGCGTGCCTCGGCGATTGCCGCCTGTGCGTCGTTGACCAGGACGCGCATTTCCTCGTTGGAGCGGACCGGGCCAAAGTTCTGTTCGCGCAACTCGGCGACCCACGCCCACGGACACCCGAGTTCTTTCGCGACGCGCTGATCGGACCAGCCCGAGCCGTATCCGACTTTCTCGTCAACGTAGACCTCCTCGAGCTTCGCGAAGATGATGCGGCGGTCGTTGAACGTCGGGACACGCGGTTGGTCTGCGGCGGCCGGCGCCGCCTCCTGTTTCGACATCGGAATAACCTCGGCGGTTTGCTTGGGCGCGCGCCGTTCCTGGCGCTTACGGAACTGACAACCTGGGCAAAGGTCGTGGTTCGCGCTGCGGCCGACCTGCCAGCCGCGGCGCTGAAAAATCTTGTTCAAGTCCTCGGATGCACGCGATCCCGAATAGGTGTTCGCCGAAATGTCGAGCGTCGCGGGACACTCCGAGCATGTGATGCGATGGACGCGACGCCGACCGGCTTCGGCCTGGACCGTGATCGGCGTGAAGAGGCGCCCACTCACTTCGGCGCCTCGATAAGCTCGAACGGGCTCGCGGTGATCGTCGCGATACCGTCGCGGGCAAGGACCGCCTCGCCGCGAGCGACCACGATACGCTGACCTGGATGCGCGCCGCGCTCAACGGTGAGCTTGGTCACGACGATGCCGCCGTCAGCGACAATCTTGCGCCACAAGACCGCGATGGATGGGTCGCCTTCGACCTCGAATAGCCACCACGCATTGCCGCTCGCGGTCTTGATCGTGGTTGTGCAGTTGTAGACCCTTCGCGCGGTCATGCTTGCTCCGTTGGTTGACGAGAGAAAAACAAAAAAGATGGACGCGGCCCGGAGGCCGCGCCACGCCGATTAACTTGTGAGTGCTTCGTCAACGGCCGCGTCGTCGGCTGACTTTTTCGCGGGCTGCACGTTGTGGGCGCGCTTCAAGATGTCGGAGAGCATCTCGGCGGTGTCGGAAAACATGTCGAGTTGATCGAGAAACCCGAGCTTCACCCAGTACTCGATGCTGGCCCGGATCACGCCGGATCGCTTCGCCTCCTCCATGTCGTGGAGACGGCGCGCAAATGTCAGCGCGGTCTTTTCCAGACCAAACCGCTCGACGGCGCTCTGCGTCGCCTTGCCGGCGTTGCCGGCGTACTCGCTGGCGAGGCCCTTCTGCCGGCTGATCTCCTCGACCTCACGCTTCAACTGGGCGGCGGTGATCCTTTTCAGACCATCGCCTTCGCCTTCCTTCATGCTGGCTCGTCGCGCCATATCCCTGCTCCTTGCTTTGCCGTTCTAAGCGGCGGGTTTCTGCGGAGCGCGCTTCCCGCGCGACCGCTTCTGCGGTTCGCGCTTCTTGCGTGGCCGCTCTGGAACCTTGCTGAGTGGGATTTTTTCGATGCCGTCCGGCCACCGAAGCGTCGCAGGCCAGTGGTGCGCGAACTTCGCGACCGCGCGGTCGTAGATGTAAACAGAGAAGCGAGATTTCCCGGACACCAGCTTGTCGTAGAAGCGCACGTCGCCCGTAAACCTTTGGGAGACCGTGCTAAACGCCACTTCTGTGTGTTCGGCGTAAGCCTGGAAAAGCTTAATCAGATGGCCCCGAAGGACCGGCTCCAAGGGCATTGTAAATCTCCAACCCGAGCTAGGCTGGTTAACCTTGTAAAGGTACAAGGTCGAAAAAAGTCAATACCGTTTTTATGGGGGCGGGCTATAATTCCCGCACCTTAAAAGATCACTGTAGATCATGGAGTTAATTATGGCGCGTAGCGGCCAAAAGAGATCACGCCCTCAACCAACCACCGAAGATCAGGAGCAATTCGCTGAACTGCGAAGACGGCTCGAACATCTCGTCGGGGCATCGGGACGATCAGCAGCGGAAATTTCCGCCGCCCTCGGCAGGAACGCCTCCTACATATCCCAGATTACGACCGGCAAACAGAAGTCGATTAACGTATTCGACCTCGTCCCATTGTCGATCCAGTTGGATTGCGACGTTCGCTACCTGCTCCTCGACATAAACACACCAAGGCCGCGCTCGTGGCCGGCGGCACCTACCGCCCCGGAACCCGCCTCGTCGCTCAAGTTCGGCGGTGTCTGCGAAACCGGCGTGTGGCGCCCGTCGTCCCTCCCCGCTGTCGAAAGGCAGAGCAACGCCATCCTGGCACCGCACTTCCCCTTCCCCGGCGAGCAATTACGGTTCGAAGCCCGCGGCGACGCCGCTGCATCAGCGCACATCCGTGATGGGATGGCCGTGATCGGTCTAGGGTTCCGGGACTTCGTCAAGCACGTCCGTCCGCTCACAACCGGGATGCTGGTAGTCCTGCGACGGGAACGGATTGCGAGCGGCGAGGTCGAGCTTTCGATCCGGCGGGCAACGGTCGGAAAGTCCATCATCCTTGCGTCACCAGACAACGAGGACGTTCTCAAGGAGATCGACATGAGCCGCGTCCCAAGAGAGGAAACGGCCGAAATTGTGGCTGTGGTATCGGCCGGGATCGAGTTCTTCATCTAAAAAAAGGTATTGACTTTGTAAAACTACAAGCGCAAGTCGCGTAGCGACACCCCACTACCTATTAACAAGCACAACGGGGCCGCCCGACAGGGGCGGCCCCGTCCTTTTAAGAGGTTGATATATCAGAGTTATTAAGTGGTTACTGTCTGGCTTCGCGGCAAAAATAATTTTCCAATGTATTTTTACAATTCAGTTGCCAAGAGGGCTTGTATTTTTCCGTAAGCGGATTGTATCTTTCCCGTGCCGACGCAAACGGCATTGGAGATCATGACATGAAGCGCGGACTATCCCTCGTTGAACTCGCCAAAAAGATCGAGGCCCAAAAGGAACTCAAGGCCGATTACGTCGCCCCGTCGCGCGGCCTGCGCCTGACGATCCAGGACGATAACAAGCCGGCTCTCGAAGTGCCGGACACCGGCAGCTTCCCCATCCTGCGCACCGCCCACGACCAGATCGGGGCGAAGCTCAACATTCCGGCCAAGTATTACAACCGCATGCTTGACGCGGCGCCGCGCCTCTTGGCCGACAACGTCAACCACTGGCTCGACCGCGACCCGAGCCGCCGCATGCTGCGGACCCTCGGCGGCGACCTTCGTGCTTACCTCTCGGATCGCTACAACCGGGTGGAGAACGAGGAGATCGCGGAAGTGGTTCTCCCGGTTCTGCTCGAAACGCCCGGCCTCTCGGTCAACGCAGCCGAGATCACCGACCACCGCATGTACATCCTCGCCACGACGGACCGCGTCAAAGGCGAGTTGAAGCGCGGCGACGTCGTCCAGGCCGGCGTGCTGATCTCGAACTCGGAGATCGGGCATGGTGCAGTCTCGATCCGGCCGATGGTTTACCGACTGGTCTGCCTCAACGGCATGGTGCTGCCCGACGCAAAACTGACCGCGAACCACGTCGGTCGGCGGATCAGCGAGGGCGAAGACCTCAACGCGATCTTCTCCGATGAGGCGCGCCGGGCCGACGACCGCGCCCTGCTCCTCAAGGTCCGGGACGTTGTTCGGCACGCTCTGGACGCCGCGACGTTCGAGAACGCGGTCGGTCGGATGCGTGACCTTGGCGAGCAGAAGATCGAGGGCGATCCGTCGAACACGGTCCAGCTTTTGGCGAAGAAGATCGGTGCCACCGACGACGAGCGCGGCGGCATCCTACGCGCCCTGATCGACGGCGGCGATACCTCGGCCCTCGGCCTGATCCACGCCGTCACGTTCCAGGCGCACGCGGCCAAGAGCTTTGACCGCGCGGTCGAGTTCGAGACGACGGCCGGCCAGTTGCTCAACCTTCCCCGCCGCGAGTGGCGCGAACTGCTCGCCGCTTAACGTTACCGACAGCCGGCGCGCGGCGGCGCGCCGGCCTCCCTTTCCATTCCATTCACATCGGCGACCGCAACGCGGTTCGCCCCATCGGTAGAGGCAACGATGTCCAATAAGACAGCGGACCCGCAACTCAACATCCCCACGACCAAGGTTCTGCACCGGCGTCTTGTTCTCGTTCCGCACTACGGCCAGCGGCGAGGTTATTCCCCGAAGAACATCACGGTGCAGGAGCAGTGGATCACGCTGCCGCGCCTGTCCTTCCTCGAAGCTCCCGAGCCGGCGTGGGTGGCGCAATGATCGAGAAGCGATCCGTCACCGTGAACGGACGCCGCACCGCCGTGGCCGTCGAGGCTCCCTTCTGGGCTGGCGTCCGGGTCTTGGCGGCGAGCCGGCGCATCAGGATCAGCGAGTTAATCGGCGAGATCGACGTGCAGCGCGGCGACAACAATCTGTCCAGCGCGATCCGCCTCGCTGTCCTGGCGCACTACCGCGCCGCATCGACGCGAGGCGCCGATGCTTGACCTGCTTGCCAGCGACTTCACCGCCGGCTTCGCCTTGGGCGCGCTGATCTTCTTCGTCGGCGGCTACGCCTGGGGATGGGAAGGCGCACGGTCGCACTACGCCGGGAAGTGGCTTCGCGACTTCGACGACACGACGAACTGAATACCGGGCGGCCACGCCGCCCGATCAACCAGCCTGCCAACCAACGAGGACTGCACATGGCCGTGAAGATCGAAGGCCCGCTCAAGATCATCAGCTTGCAAGCGGAGAACATCAAAAAGCTGGTCGCGGTGGAGATCGCACCGGACGGGGCGCTGGTCGAGATCACCGGGCGCAACGGTGCCGGCAAGACCAGCATCCTTGACGCGATCTGGTGGGCCATCGAAGGCGCGAAGCACGTCCAGGCCGCGCCGATCCGCAAGGGCGCGAACAAGGCGCGCATCAAGCTCGACCTCGGCGAGGTCAAGGTCACGCGGACGTTCAACCGCGGCAAGGACGACGAGAACGCCGTCACCACCTCCATCATCGTCGAGAACGAGGCGGGCGCGCGCTACCCGTCGCCGCAGAAGGTCTTGGACGACCTTTTCGGTGTCCTGACGTTCGATCCGATGGCGTTCCTGCGCGAAGACCCGAAGAAGCAACTCGCGATGCTGCGCGGGCTCGTGCCCGACGTGGATTTCGCGGCTATCGACAAGGCGAACGCCGAGGACTTCGCGAAGCGGACCGACGCCAACCGAAACGCCAAGGCGCTGCGCGCCCAGGCCGCTGGCATCGTGGTCCCCGCCGGCTTGCCGGATGAGCCAGTCGATGAAGCCGCGCTCGTCGCCGAGCTTGAGCAAGCCGGCGAGCAGAACGCCTTGATCGAGAAGCGCAAGGCGAACCGAGCCACAGCGGAACAGACGCGCGACCACCTGACGGCGAACGCGGCGGCGCTCGTGAAGCGCGCCAACGAACTGCGTGAACAGGCGGCCGAGCTTGAGCGTGAAGCTGATGAACGCCTCAAGGAGGCCCAAGACCTTACCGTCAAGCTCGAAAACGCCGACCCACTTCCCGATCCGGTCGATACCGCCAGCGTCCGCGAGCGGATCGCCAACGCAGCCGCGATCAATCGCGGGATCGAAGCTCGCGAGCGGCGCCGGCAGATCGAGGGTCGCGCAGCCGATTTCGAGGACGAAGCCGAGCGGCTCACCGCAGCGATCACCGAGAGGAAGGCTCGCGTCGAGGCCGCGATCAAGGCGGCGAAGATGCCAGTCGCCGGGCTCGGCTTCGGCGACGACGGCGTGCTGCTCAACGGCCTACCGCTCGAACAGGCCAGCGACGCCGAGCAACTCCGCACCGCGGTCGCTATCGCAATGGCGATGAACCCGACGCTGCGCGTGATCCGCGTGCGCGACGGATCGCTGCTCGACGATGGCAGCATGAAGCTGCTCGCCGAGATGGCCGAGACGCGCGGGTATCAGGTCTGGGTCGAGATGGTGAACACCACCGGAAGGGTCGGGTTCGTCATCGAAGATGGGCGCGTCGCTTCGACGCCGGCGTCCCGGCGCGAGAAGGCCGCGTGATGCGGAGGCCGAGCCGCCTCCGGTCGGTCGCCTGTATGGTTTGTGGCGCGTCGTTCGAGACGCGCCACAGCCAGGGCAAGTATTGCTCCGACCAGTGTCGGAAGCTCGGCGCTCGGAAGTCGTGGCGCGATTACAACGCCCGCAACGCCGGGCACCGCAAGGACTACCGGAAAAAGTATTACGAGCGGAACGCCGAGAAGGTGTCGGCGCGGGTCAAGAGCTACCGCAAGACCGACGCCGGTCGCCGCGCCACGCACGTCAACGGGCAACGACAGCGCCAGAAATTTCCCGAGAGGTACGCCGCGCGGCAAGCCGTGACCGTCGCGCTGCGATCAGGACGCCTTGTGCGCCTCCCCTGCCAGAGGTGCGGGGCGGTGCCAGCACAAGCTCACCACCGAGACTACTCGAAGCCGCTCGACGTCGAGTGGTTGTGCGCTCCGCACCACCGCGAAGCCGACGCCGAATTGAAAAGAGGAGGTCAATAATGGCCGTCACCGGCTGCATGATCTTGAACCCCGGCGATCTTGTCTTGCTCGCCGTCGTCCTTGGCGTGGCTGCGGGCTGCGCTGCCTGCGTCGTCACATCATTGGTGCGCCGATAGGCCGCCACGAAACCAACCGTCGCACACAACCGCAGGAGAAACCGCGTGTCAAAGACCCGCATCATCGAAGTCCCCGCCGAGCCCGAGCCGAAGGCGCAAGTGCCGAAAGAGGAGCCGGTACAACACGAGCCGTTCGAGGACGGCATCTACTTCGGGCTTGTTCCCGACGAGACTTACCACCCCGATCCTGCGCTCGGATCGGGCGACATCAAGCGGCTTTACTGGAACCCCGCCGAGTATTGGTGGCGTTCGCCGATGAACAAGCTCCTTCCGAAGAAGGACGACGACAGCCCGTTCAAGACATTCGGCCGCGCGGTGCACGTCCACGTTCTCGAAGGCGCGGAGAAGTTCTTCCGCCTCTACGAGTGCGAGGACACCGACGAGGCCACGCTCAAGACCAGCGACGACATCAAAAAATGGCTGCTTGAACGCGGCCAGAAGCCGCCGCGCACCAAAGCGGAGATGATCGACCTCGCGTTGCTGCTCGACGCGAACGTCAGGATTGCCGACGTCATCAAGGTGCGGGCGCTCGAAGCCGGACGCACGATCCTCAAGGAGGACGATTACAACCGCATCCTGACGTCATCGCAGATGATCGCGGAAAACCCGGACCTCGAACACGCCTTTACCGGCGGCAGAGCCGAGGTCGCGGTGTTCTGGACTGAGACGGTCGATGGCGAGCCGGTCCGCTGCAAGGCGCTGTTCGACTATCTGAAAATTCGCGGCATCGGCGATCTCAAGTCCACATCGAACCCGAAGGAGATGGCGTTCGACGCACTCTGCTCTATCCGCTTCGCCGAGCAGCGCATGGACATTCAGGCCGTCCATTACATGCGCGCCCGCGAGTTCTTGGCGCAGTTCGTTCTTGATGGGCGCGTCCACGGCGACCACGACGGTGGATGGCTCCGCAAGGTGGCGGCACAGGAGGAGTACGGCTTCGCACACGTATTCTTCCAGACCACCGGCGCCCCGAGCGTGCTTGCCCGCTCCTTGTCGCGCGGCAACCCGATCCTGGACATCGCCGCGGACCACCGCGACATCGCGCTCAATAATTTCGTCCTCAATCGCAGCCGGTACGGCGACACGATGTGGCTGCGCCGCGAGCCGATCCGCGAGTGGAGCATCGACGAACTTCCTGCGTGGTGGGGCCGCAATGGCCGTTGATCCCATCGCCCTCGAAGTTGGAGCCCGCGCGCTTTACGCGGCGTTCTCCCGCTACTCGCGCCGCCGGTCCGACAACTCCATCGAGACGCCCGAGGACCGCTGGAACCGCAATCAGGTCACGTCTGCGATCCAGGACGCTTTCCGAGACGAGATGCGCGCGGCGCTCGCCGCGCTCGAACAAGCAGGTTTCACCGTCCAGCAACGGGGCGCGAGCCCAAGGAGGTTTTGATGAACGATATGGTCGAGATCAACGATGGGCAGGTCGAGCGCGTCGAAGGGGCCGCGCTGGTCCTTCCCGACACGGCGATCACCGGCACGCTGGTCCGCGCCGAGATCGACAGCCAGATCGCGACGGCGCGGCAGTTCCCTCGCTCGATCAAGCGCGCCATCGACAACATCTTGACGCTCGCCACGCTGGACGAGGAAACCGCAACGGAGTGCATCTACGCACTCAAGCGCGGCGGGAAGCCGCTGCGCGGGCCGTCGATCCGTATGGCCGAGATCATCGTTACGCAATGGGGCAATAACCGATCCGGCGCCCAGGTCGTCAACATCGACCGCGTAAACAAGCTGATCGTGGCCGAGGGCTTCTTCCACGACCTCGAAAGCAATTCGGCAACCAAAGCGACCGTGTCGCGCCGGATCAGCGGTCGGGATGGTCGCATCTTCTCCGACGATATGATTGCGGTCACCGGGAACGCGGCCTGCTCAATCGCCAAGCGCAACGCCATCCTGGCCGGTGTCCCGAAAGGCATCTGGCGCAAGGCTATCACCGCCGCCGAGGACATCATCCGCGGTGACGCAAAGACCTTGGTCGAGCGACGCGACGGCGCGATCAAGTCGCTTGCGCACTTCGGTCTGAGCCAAGACCAAATTTTCACGATCCTCGCTGTGGACGGGCTCGACGACATCGACCTCGACGATCTTGTCACACTGCGGGCGATCTACACGCAACTCAAGAACGGCGAGCAGACCGTCGAGGAGTTGCTCCGCGGCACCAAGGGCGCGCCCGCGGCGCACGAGGTCGTCAAGAACCCACTGAGCGACGAGGCGCCGGACCCGAACAAGAACAGCACCGCGCCGCGAGAGCAAGAGATCGTCCTGACCGCTGCCGAGACGGAGGAATACGCAAAGACAGGAACGTTGCGCGGCGCCACGGCACGCATTGCAGCGGCCGACCGCGTCATCGACGCGAACGGGAAGGTTCTCAAGTCTAAGGACAGCCAGACAACGGCGGACGGCTCGCATGAAGCGCCTCCGACCGAAGCCGACCGAGCCATCGCCGTCGCTAAATCCGGCGGCCGCAAGGCGCGTGAGGCCGGCGCGACGCGCAAGTCGATGCCGGCCGAGTACCGCAAGCCCGAGCGGAAGGCCGAAGCCGATGCGTGGCTCGCGGCTTACGACGCAGCCGCACCCGCCAACCAGTAGCAGCCGCGTCCAAGCATCAACCGTCCAAAGGAGACGAAAATGAACGTTCAAGCGATACGGCCCCGCAGCCCCGTTACCGGGGCCGAACTGATCGACCGCGAGTTGATCGAGCTATTTGATCGCGCGGTCGTGACATGCCCGGTCGAGGCAATGCCGTGGCGCATCACGCCGGCACTGGCAGCGCATATCCTGAGCAGGAATTTCGGGAACCGCGAACTCCACGGCAAGAGGGCTGCGTACACCAACGACATGCGTGACGGGCGATGGTCCCTCACAGGACAGACCATCATTATTTCGTCTGATCGCTACCTCCTGGACGGCCAAAACCGGCTCCGCGCGTGCGTTGATAGCGGGGCTGAATTTTGCAGCTACATCGTCTTCGGCATTAACGCCGACACGTTCCCAGACATTGATAGCGGAAAGACCCGCAGTGGCTCCGACGTGCTCACTATGGCAGGGGTCCCGAACGCGACCGCCGCCGCCGCTGCAACCCGATGGGTGCTGTTGCTCCAACAAGGGCGCGTGAAATCGCGGGCACCGTTCGCCCCGAAGGAAATTCGGGAAGCTATCGCACGCCTCGACCAACCACTACTGCAAGAGGGTATCCGCGCTGGCCAGCGCATTTGGAAAGTGTACGGTCAAGATCGGCACCCGATCTCAATGCTCGCCGGCCTCTACTATGTTCTCTCACAGATCAACCGCCCGCTTGCGGTTGAGTTCTTCGGTGCAATGGAGACAGGGCGTTTCGCTGGACGTGTCGGCGCCATCGACAAGGCCCTTCGCCGCATCCGCGAGGAAAAACATAGAGCGAGTGGTCGCCTCAATGAGGTCGTCCGCCTCGCCTTCCTGATCCTCGCCTGGAACCTCGCGGCTCGCAATCGGGTCGGGACGTTGTCGGAATTTCAGTGGGACGTGTCCCAGGACTTTCCAGCCATCTTTGAGGGCTGAGAACGATGTCGAACATCATCTCCGTCCCGCCGCGATCTATCAGCATTCCACACGAGCGACGAAACCCCGCCCCTGCTGTGGTGGAGGCCCTCAAGTCCAGTATGTCCGAGATCGGGCTCCTTAACCCGATCACGATCCAGAGCAACCGGGCAGCGATGCGCCGCTACCTCGTCGCCGGCCGCAACCGGCTCGAAGCAGCGATACAACTGAAATGGGACACCATCGACTGCATAGAGCTTCCAGACATCGACGAAGTCGAGGACGCCGAGACGGTCGGTAAGCTCGCCGAGATCGCGGAGAACCTGCACCGACGCGAGATCGACGCGGTCGAGCGCGGCGAGTTGATCGCTGCGTGGGATCGGCTGCGGTCGGATCGGCGGGAGGTTTCTGCCCAACTTGGGCAGAAACCTCAGGGGGGGCGACCGTCCGGCGGCGTCAGCAAGGCCGCCCGCGACCTCGGCATGACCCGGCAGGCCGTTGATCGCGCGCTCAAGGTCGCGGCGCTCTCGCCCGAGGCCAAGGCGAAGGCCCGCTCGGCCGGCCTCGCGAACAACCAGACGGCCTTGCTCAAGGCGGCGAAGCACAAGGAGCCCGCGGCCCAGGTCGCGGCCCTCGACCAGCACGCGGCGAAACATGAGCCGCGCCCCACCGAGAAGCCGGACCCGCTCCATCACATTAAGTCCGCGTGGCGCGTCCTCACGAAGCGCGAGCGGGACGCTTTCATCAAGTGGCTTCGTGAAGCCGGCGATCTTTAACGAACGGAGAACTTAATGGCCGGTGATCTCAATCGCGCAACCCTGATCGGTCGCCTCGGCGCTGATCCAGAGGTTTCGCACACAAGCGGCGGCACCACCGTCGTGAAAATGCGTATCGCCACGTCGGAGACGTGGCGGGACAAGTCCAGCGGCGAGCGCAAAGAGCGCACGCAATGGCACAGCGTCGTCATCTGGAACGAGGGCATCGGCAAGGTCGCGCAACAGTACCTTTCCAAAGGCTCGAAGGTGATGGTCGAGGGGCAGATCGAAACCCGCAAATGGCAGGACCGAGACGGCCAGGATCGCTACTCGACCGAGATCGTGCTGCGGTCCTTTGGCGCGCAACTGATCCTCCTCGGCAGCAAGGGTGACGGCAACAGCGGTGGCGGATCGCCCGATCAACAATCCTCGTTGTCGTCAGGTTCGGCGCCCCGACGTCAGAACCGTGAGAGCTTTGACGACGAGATACCCTTCGCACCGGAGTGGCGCTGATGCGCGGCGAGGTCTGCAAGGCGCGCACCGGCTCGGATAGCCCGTGGGTCAAGGGCCGGCTCGCCAAGGACAAAAAAGAAACGGAGAACATTTGATGCCAGACAAGATCATCATCCGCTGCATCGACTTCGAGACGACCGGCGAAAACACCGAGGAGGAGAAGCACGCGGTCTGCGAGGTCGGTTGGTGCGACGTGACCTATCACACGCGCGAGCACATCGACGTTGGCGAGCCGATGGCTATCGTGACCAACCCGCTGCGCCCGATCCCGCCGGTTGCGCGCGCCGTCCACCACATCACCGACGCCGAGCTTGTCGATGCACCGCCCGCGACGGCGGTATTCGTCAAGCACCTGACCGTTGGTCCGCCGAACTACTTTTGCGCTCACAACGCCGACTTTGAGCGGTCGTTCTTCGGCGGCGGCGACGTGCCGTGGGTCTGCACCTACAAGGTCGCGCTGCGGTTCTGGCCGGACGAGCAGAGCCACGGCTTGCAGGTCTTGCGCTATGCGCTCGATCTTCCCGCCGCGCCAGAGAAAGCAGGGCCGGCGCATCGCGCTGGACCTGACGCCTATCTTGGCGCGCTCCTGATGGAGCGCATCCTACGGGAAGGCAAGGCGTCACTGGACGACATGGTGCGGTGGTCGAAGGGACCGGCGCTCCTGCCGCGCATCAAGTTCGGCAAGCACAAAGGCAAGCGATGGGAGGACGCCCCGACCGACTATCTGGAGTGGATCGTCAATAAGTCGGACCTGGATCGCGACATCAAGGCGAACGCGAAGCACCACCTCAAGAAGCGCGCCGCCGAGCATCAAGGGGCGGCCTGATGCAGTGGTCACCGCAACAGGACGACGCGCTTCGGCGCGTCGCGGCCTGGATCAATGATCGCAGCGCGCCGCAGGTCTTTCGTCTGTTCGGCTTCGCCGGCACCGGCAAGACGACGCTGGCGAAGCACATCGCGGCCGGCGTCAAAGGGCCGGTTGTGTTCGGGGCATTTACCGGGAAGGCCGCGCTCGTCTTGCGCGGCAAGGGCTGCGCCGACGCCAAGACGATCCACTCGCTGATCTATCGGCTCGACGAGGAGAACTACGGCGACCCGACGTTCATCCTCAATCGCGATAGCGAGGTGGCGGGCGCCGATCTGGTCATCATCGACGAGTGTTCGATGGTCGGTGAGGAGCTTGGGCGCGACCTGCTGTCGTTCGGGACAAAGGTGCTTGTCCTTGGCGACCCGGCGCAGCTTCCGCCGGTCAACGGCGAGGGCTTCTTCACGAACCAGCGCCCCGACTTCATGCTGACCGAAATTCATCGGCAAGCCCGCGACAACCCGATCATCGCCATGTCGCAGGTCGTTCGCGAAGGCGGACGTCTGGACGTCGGTGACTACGGGAGCAGTCGCGTCATCCGGCGAAGCGATGTCCAGACCGACGAGGTCTTGGCCGCCGATACGATCCTGGTCGGCAAGAACGCCACACGACGCGCCTATAACCGGCGGGTCCGCAAGCTGCTCGGCCGCGAGTTCGCTCTTGTCCCCGAGCCGGGCGACAAGCTGGTCTGTCTCAAGAACAAGCGGACCAAGGGTCTGCTCAACGGCGGCATCTGGGCGGCCCGAGACGTCAAGACGTCAAGCGGCGGCAAGCGCAACCTGCGCGACGCGCTCGTGTTCCGCATGGAGATCGTACCTCAAGACCCAGGCGAGGATCAGCGTGTCGTGAAGGCGCTCGTCGCCCGCGCCTTCTTTGAAGGCGCCGAGCGCGACATGCCCTGGAAGGAGCGGAAGCGATACGACGAGTTCGACTTTGGCTACGCGCTAACGGTTCACAAGGCCCAGGGCTCGCAATGGCCGAACGTGACCGTGTTCGACGAGAGCGCGATCTTCCAGGAGGATCGAGCGCGGCACCTCTACACCGCGATCACTCGCGCCAGCGAGCGCGTGACCGTCGTTGATCTTGGCGGTGCGTGATGGGGCTGATGTTCCCCAAGCGCCGCACCAAGGCGCCGGCCGCGGATCGCGGCAAGGACGTCGGGCACCTGCGCTTGATCCGCGCGTGCCCTTGCCTTGCCTGCCTCGCCGAGCCAGCCGAGGCAGCGCACGTCCGTTACTCCGACGCGGCGCGCGGCAAGGTCAATCCGGGGATCGGCCGAAAGCCAGAGGACCGCTGGACCGTTCCGCTTTGCCCGCGCTGCCACCGGACCGGGACCGCCGCGCAGCACAGCACCAACGAGCGGGCGTGGTGGGAAGCGCACCGGATCGACCCGCTCGCAGCGGCCATCGCGCTGCATCGCATCTCAACGACGTGCCGCAGCCGCAAGTTGGCCGAGCACATGACCATCGAACTGATGCGCGCCGAGGTCCGGCGGCGCCATAGGAGGATTACGAACCAATGAGACTGTGGATCGTCTCTTACCGCTACATCGACCAAGCCGGCGAGCGGCACGACAACGTCGGGCTCTGGCCGCTGCATCCCGCATCCGTGATGCTGGCGTCGTTCCGTAATGAGTGCGTTCGGATCGACCGCATCTACTCGGTGACGGAAGTCCCCGACGAACACATCGACCCGGACGCCATCATCGACGGCCTCGTCGCGCCCTCCCCTGCCCCAGGAGTTGCTCACCGATGAACGAAGCGATCAAAGCATACCCGTTGACGTGGCCTGACGGCTTCCCGCGCTCGCCACGCCGCAACACCAGCCAGTTCAAGACCACCTTGGCCGGCGCGCTGCGGAATGTGCAGGACAGCCTTCGGCGCTTCGCCACCGACAGCGGACGCAAGCTCGACGGCGTCACGATCTCGTCGAACGTCACGCTCGGCTCGGAGCGGCCGGACGATCCTGCGGTCGCGGTCTGGTTTACCTGGGACGGCTTGCAAGTCTGCATCGCCGTTGATCGGTATCAGGCCGTGCAAGACAACCTCCAAGCGATCCACCACATCCTCGAAGCGCGTCGGACGGAACTTCGGCACGGAACTCTCGCGCTGGTCCGCGCCACGTTCCGCGGGTTCCAGGCGTTGCCGCCACCGCCGGGCAAAAAGTCGTGGCGGCAGGTTCTCGGCTTCGCCGCCGACAGCGCGCCGGGGAAAGACCAAATCGCGAGCGCATATCGCAGCCTCGCCTCGCGGTTGCACCCAGACGCCAGCGGCGGCTCCCACGAAGCGATGTCGGAATTAAACGCCGCGCGCGACGCGGCGTTGAAAGAGGTTGGCTGATGGAGAACCGTTGCGCCGCAGCACAAAAACGTGTGGCCGGAATGGGTGTCCTGACACCATCGCAGAGGTGCCACGACTACAATTCAGGCGTTCATGAAAACCGTGAACGGCAACCAAAAGGGGGCATTTTTGCTATGTTGAGTAGTGCCATCGAGCCGCCACAAGCGGCCGAGGATTGTCAGGATTTTGAAGCTCTACGCGGGCCACAAGACTGCTACAGGTTGTGGTCATCACATTGGTGGTCGAGCGACCGGGATCGCCACGTCTTGCTGATCGGCCTCTATCCCGAGGTGCCGCTCAAGGCGCCGACGAGCAGCGAGCGGCGGCTGGCCGAGCGGCTCGGTTGCACCGGGATCATCAAGGTGAATGTCTGCGATCTGCGGGCGGCCGACCTCGACGCAATCCGTGATGCCGGCATCGTGGCGTGCAGCGGGTTGAACCGATCATCCATCGTCGAGCTTGCCGGGGACGCTGCCGCGGTCGTCGTCTGTTGGGACGCAGTCCCCGAACCATTGAGCGGCTTCGTGGAACGGGTGCTCAGCGATCTGCGTGCCGTTGGCATCAAACCGATTTACCCGCTGCATGGGTAACGCCACGCAACTCGCCGGCATCGTTAGCTTTGGAGCATTCTATGACTACCCGCGTTCCGTGTTGCGTTCCCGGTTGCGGCCGAACCTTCTCGGCTGACGTTGCCGGCGATTGCGACGAGTTGATGTGTCGCCGCCACTGGCGGATGGCCGACACCCTTCTCCGGGATCGGCACAAGAGGATTAGAAAACGTATCCGCAAGCTGATCCGGCTTGCCAGCCACAAGGCGATCCGCGCCAAAGGAGACGACAGGATCGACCGAGTGTGGCAACGCCTGCGGCGCGCCGAACAAGCCGCGTGGCAATCCATCAAAGAGGACGTGACGATCAAGGCCGCGCTCGACGCCGAGGCGGCGCCAAAGCGCCGCCCGCGGCATGACATGGAGCCGAGCCTTGGCTGACGATTTCGATAGTTCGCGGGAAGCGATGCGGCGTGCCCAGGCACGCATGACCACGCTCGGCCAGAAGATTTGCGACGAGTGGATGGAGCGGCTCGAACGCCGCGCCGCTGTTGCGTTGAAGTTCTATAGAGCCGACGAGTTGTCGTGGGCTTATCACCCAGGCGAGCCAGAACCGCGGCTTGTCGTTACGCCGAGGCCGCGCCGTGACTGATAGGACCGCGGACGTGAAGGAGATCGAGCGCGCCGTCGTGCTGATGGCTTACGTCGTCGTGACGCACGGCCCGGCATATAGCCCGGTCCTCGAATATCTTGAGCAGGAGTTGGCCGCGGCTCGGGATCGCAACCCTGTGGCGCGCGCACAACGGCTTCTCGAAAACTACACCTTGGACGGCGGCCGAAACGCGATGCGCTTGAGCCACCGCACCTTCTGATCCAGCGTCGGGCCGGCACCGTATTTCGGCCGCTGGAACTTGTGCCCCATCAGCGCCGCGATCAGCTTGTCCGGAGCCTCTACCGCGGACAAGCGATCCTCGAACGTATGGCGCAGCGAGTACATCGAGTGCTGCGGCGTCGGTAAGAGCTTCCTCGTTTCGAGAACCTTGTTCACCAGATTGGACAAGGATGTGGACTTGTCCCGGTATCGCGGGAAGCCATCCGGTTGCATCTGCATCGCGTCGAGCGCCACCCCGACGAGCGGGATGTCGCGCTGCGACTGTAGCGTCTTCATGCGCCGGCCGTCTGGTCGGACCTGCACATGCGGAATGTCGCCATCGAGGATAATCGTCTCGGCCGTCAGGTTGACCGCCTCGGACGGCCGCATCCCAGTTTCGACCATCAGGAAGATCACGCGGCGCGCTTCCGGGTTAAGCGTGTCGAGTGCGCCGGGCGCCAGGAGACTACGCTGCACAAAGTCCGGAGGGAACGGCGGGCGCGAGTGATCTACCTTCCCCGCGATCCGCAGCCGCGAAAATACCGGCTCAAGGTTGAGCCGGCGCGCCTCGTTTACGACGCGCCACATCGAACTCATCACGGCAATCTTCTTGTTCGCTGACGAGATCGCAATACCTTCCTTGGTGACACGGTTCTGCCAGAACTCGCGAAGATCGAGCGCGTTGTCGCGGGTGATCTGGTCAAGGTTCTTGTCGCCCATAGCCTTGATCGCGCACTGGACCGCGGAGGTGATGAAGTTGTGGCGCTGACGTTTTTGGTCTGGCGACATATCGGACATTGCCGCCCGCATCTGCGTCTCATACTCGGCAACCAGATCAGATAGCCGCAGTCGCGGCCGCTCGACGCCGCCGAGCAGCGCCTCGACGGTCTGGCGATCTTCCAGCGCCCCCTTTTCCTCTAGCGCCCGGAGCCGAGCCAGCACCTCGGCGAGCCCTCGGCTCGGGAGATCTTGCGCCAGGACATAGTCGAACCCGAGCGAGCGCGCCCTAGCGCGCGCCGCGTCGTAGCGGCTCCGCGCCTCGGCGCTGCCGCCATTGGACAGGCCGTTCCAATAGGCTTCGAGGTTGCGGTTAAGCTCGTCCACGACGAGTATGGCGCGGGCGCTGCGCGGATCGTCGGCGACCCGGATATTGGTGCTGATACGGACCAGCTTGCGTCGGTCGAGGTGTTCAAATCGCTTCGGGACGCGCCGGATCAAATACCAGACGCCGTCCCGCTTTATCGGGCGGACAGGCTTCATGAATTGAGTGATCGTTATCCAGTTGTATCGCGGAAGCGATACTAGCCTACCGCTCGTGTGAAAATACAACGGTTTTTTTGTCGCTAGTTCAAAAGCTTAACCGATAAGATTGCGAAGGCCGCAATGGCTCTCGAACCGGACCCCGCGCAGCACGACCATTTCGTCGTAACCCTCGATCTCGTCGAAGGATTTCTGCAATACCTGCTCGG